ATAACTATTGATAATGTAACTAAAATTGCAACTTATAAACAAATTAATAATAATTGATTTCGTTAAATGGAACCGATATTAAGTAAATTACAAGAAGGAGTAAAATATCCTCGTTTTGAAAGAGATGTTACTAAAACTATAAATGATTTAGTAGACCATATTACAAAAGAACGAGGTATTTATTCTTCTAGTATTGAACCTAATCCTAATGAACATAAGATATGGTTTAATACTAATGATAATAAGTTATATATTCATATTGATGGAGAATGGAATATTACAAGTGGTGATAGAAGTTTTAATATAAATACCAATAGAAACTATATAAATTCTTATCCTACAATAAATATATTTTATGAGTCATATACTGGAAATGACTATTTATTACAAGATAGTGTATATATAATAGTAATATCAACTAGCAATATAGAAAGAGAACTTTATAATATAGCTAGATATGATAGTAGTTATTATTATTTAAATACCGTTAAAGGCGGTGGTGTATTTGTTATATACGCATATTATGGATATATATATATAAATAAAATATCTGAACAACAAACATTTGAAAATATAATATGTAAATCAGATAATGATGTTGAAATAATAATAGTTAATAATAATGGTATTATAGATACATATAATTATGATTATAATCAAGTTGTTACTAAAAATATGATAGAAGATGATTTTAATATGGAATTAAGTTATGATTATAATTTTCTTATAAACGCTCACTCTTATGATACTTTAATATTAGGTGAGATGAAAGATCTTGGTACTAATTTTGGATTAGTAGGTAATGCCGATGAAGTAGATATATATTCATATGGAAATAATATCATATTTTGTGGTGATTATGAAGATGCTTTAACAGAAAATATTCCTTGCCATTTTGAAACTATAAATATACATATAGGTTGTGCAGGAAAAGGAGAAACATTAATTCATGACCCTATCGATGTATCTAATAAATATATAGCAGACTTAAATATTTATACAGGACATGGTAGGAGCGTTAATATAGGAGATACCATATTAGGTTATACAGAATATCTAAATTTTATTGCTATAGATAATCCTAAATATCGTTATGATTTTGTCAAAGAATATAGGTGTTTTTTGAATATAACATCGAATAACATAGAAATACGAATACATAACTATATAAATTTTACCAATGGTAAAATAAATTATAAAGGTAATGGGAGTTTGAATTTTTATAATATATTTATAAGTTCTAATATTAATGATTTTGAATTAGAATTTAATGCTGACTTTTATAATATTAAACAAATAATAGCAGATGTTTATGTTGAAAAAGAAAACTTAGAAAATTTTAATTTTACTAATTTAATTAATCAATGCAACGATAATAGAATTCATTTATATACTACATCAAATAAATTTGAGAATTATATTAATACTCATAATGGGTACTCAGAGATAGTTACTAAATCACAAACACAAGATGATACTCATGTATATATTACTTATAGAAATAGTAAAGGAAGTATTGTAGAATCTATAACATTACCAATATAATTTATTATATTATGAAAATCTATCAATTAAATGGAAAAATTCAAACTATCGTTCCCTCTATCGAAATAGACGGTAAAATAGTCAATAATCCTACTGATGAACAATTAATTGCAGCAGGATGTATAATTACTAATATTGGAAATAAACGTATTAAATATACAAATATTGATGAACGAATTGACTATAATTGTCAAAAACATTCAGACAATTTGTTTATTAAATATCTTATCTTCAAAGAACTTGGTGATACTGAACAAGCAGAATATTTCAAAAATAGATGGTTACGTAAACGTACTTCTATTAAAAATGTTTGTAAAAATATTAGACGAGAACGAAAAGTTAAAGAAGAAAATACTGAAATTAAACAAATTGTAACTAATATAGATACGGATACATCTGAAAGTGTTAGTGAAAATGTACAATAATTTATTATAATTAATAATGGATTTATTAGAAAAAGTGTTTGACTTAATTACTGCTAATTTTGATTTTTCTTATATGATTACTATAAACATTTTAACTTATAGTATAATTAAAATTATTGATTATATTAATAAGGATAAAAATGTTTCTGTACTCATAAAACGAATATCATTAGTAGTAAGTATTATAATTGTTACTGTAATTTATATATTTAGTGGATATGATGAATACACAACTCTTATCAATTCTGCTATATGTGCTCCTGTTTTTTATAGTTGGGTTATACGACCTATTCTTATTAAATTTAATATAGGGTATAAAGACTATGATGAAACATTAAAGTAATATTATAATTGCTTGTATAGGACTTAATGGTTCTGTACAAGCAATTAGTGTTTATAAAATATACATTTCTCTCTCTACGGGGAAACAAAAATTGATGAAACTATGAACGCAAAAGTTAAAGTTTTACGAAATGTCTTACAATCTGTAATAGATGACATTGATAATGGTAAATATGACAGGACTGATGCTGAAATTGATGCTGCCATAGAAGTCGTATCACTACTTAATGTAGGTATTAAAAGATATAGCAAACGCTATCTCTGTGATAATGTTTTACATTGTAGTGAAAGTTGTTTTAATAATTATATTGCTCTTGGTATTATTCCTGCTGGAGAAAAGATTGGAATTGGCTTTACTGAGAAATGGTGGTCAATATTGGATATGCGCGAGGCTTTGGAATATAGACAGCGTAAAAAGCCATAAATAGTTTCATTTGGTCGGATAGACCAAACTAAATTGCTGAAAAACAGTAATTTACATATATTTTTGCAAACTTGCGTCCATAAGTAAAAATAGCAATATATTTGCAATGTAGTACTACAAGAATGTTTAACTTTTAACTACTAAAACTATGGATGTAATAACGAAAGATGCTAATGACGGCAAGGTCGTTATTAGTGATGAGCACAAAAGCAAAGAATACGCTTCCAAAGGTGTTGCTGGAGCTGGTCTCGGACTTGGTATTGCTGGCACTGCTTTATGGTTGCTTAACGCTTTTAATGGCAACAGTGGACTATTTGGTAGGACTGCTTCTACTCAAGTAGGTGCTGTTGAAGTTGGAGGTCTTGGAACATCTATTGCTAATTCAATTATGGGTACTATTAATGCTCGTAAAGAGTGTGCAGATGTTCTTGCATTAACTAACAAAATGTGGCAAAATGCTTATGATGAGCAAAAGCAGCGTTTTGATGACCGTTCTGTACTTAATAGTGAGTTTTTCAATTTGTATAGTTACACTAATAAGGGATTTGCTGATGCTGAGCAAAAACGAGTAAATGATTCGTTTGCTCTTTACAAGAATGCTCGTGATAGCAAGGATGAACTTCTTGGTCAGATTAATGACCTTAAATCTGAGATTGCTGTAATGAAAGCAACTCGTCCTTATCAAGATAAGATTATACAAATGTGTATAGATAATGCAGCACAAGTTGCTGACTTTAACCTATATCGTCGCACTTGCCGTATGATTACGGGTGAACTTGTTCTTCCTAGTACTCCTACAATAACCGGTTATCCTAGTTATAATGTTTGCAGTTGTAATCAACCTGCTGCAACAACTCCTACTACTGCATAATTATGTAAATACTATCTGAGCAGGAGTTTATATAACTCCTGCTCTTTTTATTTTTAATAACAATAAAATTATAAAACATATGACTCCTCAATATCAATTTAATTTAGGTGGAACAACTGACCCTCTGCTTTCAAGAGGTATTCTTGCTCCAGAAGTTATGTCTCAAATAGATAATGAGATAAACACACTTAATGCTCTTAAACAACAATATAGTAATGTTGCTCAGCCTCAGACAACAATTAATTCCCTGTGGAGAGATATTGATGTTGAGGTCAGTTCTCTAACTGCTGAACAACAGGCTATTCTTGCTCAAGATTCAGTATATAATGAAATTAGTACTGAACTTCAATGTATGATACAACAAGCACTTATAGATTCTGTTAGGGATAAAATTGCTGCTACTCCAAAAGGTGCTGAGTTACTTAGTAGGCAACTCAGTAATATAAGAAATAAAAAGTCTCAAATTATAGCACAAAGTAATAAAGATATGGATTTGTTTAAGAAATTCCAAATTGCTGTTCAAGCAAATCCTAATCTTACTTATGCTGAATTTATTAAAACTATAAGTTAATATGAAACGGGAACATATAATAAGTGGTATGAAAGATTATGTTAGTCATAAACTTTCTGAAATGTCTGCTAATAATTCTATTATATTATTTGCAAGACCTATTTTTGATAGAATTGCTTGTAATGCTATTAATAAAGTAGATTCTGTACTTAAACTAATTGTAGATGAAAATGGAGAGATTGATATTGTTGCAATTGGAGATGAAATGATTAACAATCTCATTACTGCAAAGAGTAGAGAATATAATGATATTATTGATGGACTTGTTATTGGAGATGGAAAGATTTGCATTCCTATTAATTTCATTAATAAGAAAATTGTTCTTACTCATGAAGATATTAAAGATATGATTGCATTCATAAATTCAAATTATTGTCATAGATAAGATATTGTAATAGACAATAATATATTTGTAGCAACTTGTATTAATTTACAAGTTGCTATTATTGTATATATATAAAAAATTGAAAAAATTACGAAATTATTTGCGCACATCAAATTTTTTATATATATTTGTAGAGTAATTAACAATAATAGTGCTATGGCTTCAATTAATCAACTTATTTCTGAAATTGCTCATTCTGTACAAGGAGCTGATTCTATTCCTGTACGAAGAGCTATTAGACTTGCTATAGTTCATGCTCGTAATGAACTTATAAGGCATTCTGCTGAACAACATCATTATGTTGATAAAGTTCTTCAGCAAAGATTTAGAGTTTCTCTTGTTTCTGTTCCTGATGGTGACATTAATGTTGCTGGTAATACTGCTATTACTACTATTAAAAGAACTAATCAAAGAGTTCCTCGTCCTACAAGACTTACTAATAATCTTCCTTTTCTTTCTGTTCGTACTGTTGGTGTTACAACTTCTACTGCAATTCCATTTGTAAGAGAAAGTGTTATGCGTCATTATGAATCTCTACCTGGAATGTGTCCTAATATAGGTTATGATTATATAAATGATTATATCTATGTATTTACAAATAAGAATAGTGCTTTTGATGTATTAAGCCATATTGTTATAGAATCTGTGTTTGAAAAGCCGGAAATTATTGATATAGAAACAAATAATGGCGTTACTAGAATTAATGATGATGACGAGTATTTACTGCCCGAAGATATGATTGGTAATATCAAAAAGTTAGTTATGGAAACTTTCAATCCTAATATTGTAAGACAAACTGATGAAGTACCTAATCCTAATCTTGTAAAGTAAAAAAATGGTTGCTGATAGTAATATAAAAAGTTATTATTTACAATTCAAATCAAATGCTAAAAATATAGAAAAAGAATATAGAGATAAACTTGAAGAGATTAGTTCTATTAAGAAAGAATTAGTTGAATATTTACAAAATAATAAAGATACTCTATATGAACAATATTCTATTAAATTAGACAATTATGAAGAATGGGTAAATAATAGTTATTCTACTAGCGAAAAACTTTATAAAGATTGTATTAAACTATTAAAAGAAGATACTAATGTAAATGGTCGTATTAATATTATACAATTATCTAAGTATACAAATGTTCTTAGAAATGAGTATAGATATAATATTATGATTAATAATATTAATAAGCGTGCTAAACTTACTTTTGGTGAATATAGAAATTATGTTACAAAATATTTTAATATTGTTCATAAATTTCTTCTTGAAGGCAATGGATATAAATTTACTCATGGTATAGGAATTTATATTATTAATTATTGGACTATTCCAAATGAAACTAAAAAGAACATAAAGAAATTAGATTTTGCTGCTACTAATAAAAGAAAAAAAGAAATTATTGAAAGTGGTCGTAAACCATATGATGAGAAAGAAGCAATATGGTATAAGATGAGAAATATTCCTTATGATGGTGTAGATTATAAAGTATACAAAAACGATAGTCATTATTATGAATTTACTATAATTCACTCTAAACTATTTACAAATCGTAGCATTGATTATGATAGAACTGAATATATTAATGCTAAATATAGAGGTTTGAGTTATGATAAAATTGCAGAATATTGTAATAGTTTAGATGACATCGCAAATCTACAAGTAGATATTAAAGTTAAATTAAATATATTATTGTATAAAGACCCTGCAAAATATCTAAATTTTATAAGAAATGCAGAACGAGAAAAATACACAATTAGAAAGACTGATTGCTAAAATAGATAATGACTTCAATCCAGATAATTCTGATTGGATACCTCGTGTTGGTGCTTGGGCTATTGATGCAATGTCTCAAATAAATGTTCTTCCTAAAGAAAAAGTTAGGAAGAAACTTAATGTTATTGATAGGATTGCTGTTTATCCTTGTGGGTTAGATAATATTATTAAAGTTTATGATAATCATGGTTGTGAAATTAAAAAACTAGATTATAGCAAGTGTGGATGTTCATGTGGCAATTCTTCCTCTACGGGGAAGGAAGAACAATCTGTTAATATCAACATTTCAGATACTACTAGTGTTTATGTAAATCCTAACAATGATGCTAAGGAATATGTTCATGCAGAACTTATTAATGATAAAGAATTTCCTAGTAGATATAATTATTTTAATATTAAGGAAAAACAAGAATATATAGAACATAATTATGTTCTTATTGACGATAATAAGATAGAATTAAATTTTGATATTGATTTTATTTGTATAGAATTTGAAATGATTAAAACTTATTGTAGTAAAATATATGATTGTGATTTACCTGTAATTCCTAATAATGGAGTACTACTAGAAGCAATTAGTAATTATTGTATGTATAAAATGCTTACTCGTGGATATAAACATCCAGTATTTAATCTTCAAGCAAGTCAATATGGAACTAATCCTTATTATATGTGGATAAAACTTAAAGAAGAGGCTCGTTTGGATATTATTAATAATAACTTTGATGATAATGGTGCTAGTAGAATGTTCAGAAATACTACTTATATTCAGACTTTTGACCCAAGACGATAATGTATTATGGCTGAAGCATTTAATCCATTAGATACTTTAAGACAAGCATTTAATCCTAAGGATGATGTAAAATTTGAACTTAAAGTTAATGAACATCCTAAGGGACATACTAATAAATCAATAGTTAATGCTATTAATATGAAACTTAGCGATGATAGTGTTGTACTTGAAAATGATAATAAAATTGAAGAAGTAGATGCTATTACTACGGCATTAAATAATCATTATGCTGATAATAAAAGAAAAATAGTTCATGTATTACCTTGCAATAGAGAATTAGTTTTATTTGTTGCTAGGGATATGAATATTATTTATACTACAGGTACTGTTGATATATGGAGATATAGTGAAGAAAGTAATACTATTGATATATTTTATAGTAAAGGAATACCTTGGTATGGAGGTAGTTTTAGTAGTACTTTTACTTACACTTCTAATAACAGTCTTATTATTGCTTTTTGTGAGCATGATTCAATAGGATTTAATAAAACATATGATTGTCCGTTACGAACTATAAATTTAGGAGATTTTGGTAAAAGTAATAGTATATTTAATGATAGAGATATTGAACCTTATAAGACACCTTTATGTCCAGAAGTTTGTTTACCTAAAATTAATTATGATAATCTAATAACAGGTAATCTATACAAAGGAGTTTATCATTTTTATATTAGATATAAAATAAATAAATATGATTATACTCAATGGTATAATTTTGGTTATCCAATTGTATTAGATAAACAAATAGAAAAAACTATTAATAAAAAATTAACCTATAATGATATTAATAAAGATTTTAATGGTGAAGAATTAAAAGGAGCATTTCCAACTACTTCTATAAATAATTTACTTATTAATATGTCTTCTGATACAGATATTGCTAATTCTTGTATTAATATAAATATAAATCATGATTCTATACTATATGAATATTTTGATTTAGGTATTATATGTGTATCTAATACATATACTAAATATTTTATAAAAGAAAATATTAAATTATCTAGTAATAATTCAATAGATATATCACTAGATACTATTAAAGAAGAACAATTTAATGTATCTGAATATCATAATTTCTATAATGTAAAGAATATTATTAATATAAATAATAAACTTTATATTAGTAATTATAATGAGTTTAAATTTAATTATATTAATACATCTTCTATACAATTAAATATGGAGATAGGGGATGTAATAAATACAACAACAAGTAATTATACTGAAGCATATAAAGTTGCAATAGCATGTGGTAAAACTATTGAACAATTCAAATCATATCTAAATGGTGAATATATTCATATAAAGAAACAACGTAGAGAAAATGATGTTACTTATTATACTCAAGATGGATATTCATCTAAATATATAAATAAAGGGGCTTATCCGTCTTGTAAATTTGTTAATCTTGCGTATTATTTATATTGTACAGGAAATCTTAATATTGTTACTCCTAAAGTTAATGTAACATTTGGATATGTACAACATACTACAGGGTATGATACACCTGATAAAGAACTTGTTCCTGCAACATACACATTTAATAATCTAGACCCATTTGAAACTTATATATTTGTAGGATATGCTGTAGCATTAGATGCAGGAGTGATGGCTAATAATAAAGCATATACTACTAATGTAGTTGTAATGGCTAATAGATTGCAAATAGAAGCCGCACAAACTGATATAAATTCTAATGGTCAAAATTTATTAAATTATACAGATACTAGAACTTATTATTTTACAGACCCTTATGAATGGGAAATTAATACTAAGGGCAAATTAGGAATGGTGAATTATAATTATACTACAGACCTTAGTAGTAGTAAGAGAGATTTTCATTATTATAAATTTAATACTTTATTAAAAATTAATGGAGTAGATATAAGTATTAAACCTACAAATGATATGAATAAAAATATTGTTTCTAATCTTGATGTTACTACTATAAATACTTCATTAAATAGATATAATATTACTAGTTTATTACAAGGAGAAATATATGATTTTTATATACATTTTATTAATAGATATGGTGAAATTAGTGATGGATTTAGATTACAAAATAATAATGAATATAAAATAATAGTTGACGGAGTTGATACTGGAAAATATGGTGCTATGATAAAAAATAGGGTTGAGGATGGAGATACTTATGTATGGGTGTTTAATAGAGATGATAATGTATTTAAGTTTAATACTAATACTAAAAGTTATACTTGGGCTGATAATGATTATATTGTTAATGATACATATATTCTTATAAATAAAGATGGAAATAAATTAAATTGTAGAAAAAATACTGATGGTTTATTACCAAATTTAGCATTAGGTGATATAGATGACAGATATAAATCTTGGATTAAGTGGGGTGATTTATGTGATTATCTACCTACTAATAAATATGCTAATTATCCTTTAAAAGATAAAACATTAGATTTTATACAATTTGTAAATAGTAATGGAGATAAATTATTTAAAGTTCCTAGAATAGGAACATTTAGTACTAGTAGTGGAGGTAATAGAAATGTATGTCAATTGCGATTACATGTTGATATAAATAGTCTTAAAGCTGCAATGAGTTCTAATGATTTTAGAGGATATTTTATATCTGCATGTAAGTTAGAAAAAACATATAAATCTGATGGATTTGGTTTTTTTAATAAATATATGACTAATGTATTAATTAATGATACTAATTATTCTGTAGGGGATATACTAGAATATTTTGTAATTAATACAAATAATATAAATGTAGGTATTAATAATTTATCTTGCATATATACTGCTAAAAGTATAGATAATTTTCCAAATGAGACCTATGGTAATAAAATAAATACTATAAGTTATGCTGATAATGGACAGGATAATAGAGCGTATAGAGAAAGTATTGTTAGATTTAAAGATAATAAAGATGAAGAAGATACTAGATATATAATGTATATTAGAAGTAAAAATATTAACAAAAATATTTATATTTCTAATAGCAAAGTATTATATAGATATGGTAATATTTTTGGGATAAATGATTTAGCGATTTCTATAGAGAACGGTCTTAATGGAAGATATGGTTCTCATATTGCTATAAAATATGGAGATAAAGAACATGGTGTAAAAACTATAACTACTGATTATGGTAAAATGCAATTTGGAAATACTTATTTATTTGAAATGTATGATTTCTATGAAGATGACCATAATATTAGATACTTTAACGAAATTCCATATAATTTTTATCCTATTGCTAAAAATAGCGAACATGATATGAATGCTATACTTAATGATGGCACTGAAAATGTAGAGACTTTTTATGATGTTATACAATCATTAACATTTATTAGATATAAATTAAGTAATATATATGATACAATTATAACATATTATACACCAAATATAAATAATAATTACATAAATGAATTTAATAATACTATTTATCGTAGTAATGTTATTAGTGATGAGGGTAGAGTTAATAATTGGAGATATTTTGAAAGTGATGCTTATAAAAATATTAATGAGAATAAAGGATTTATTACTAATCTTGTACATATAGGCAAGTATTTATATGTTCATACTCAACATAGTCTATTTGCATTTAATAATGATGCTGCTCTTGAAATGAATAATAAAAATCTTCAAGTTGCTACACCTGATTTATTTGATACAGAATATAGTGAAGCATATTTAACTAATTTAGGTTATGGCGGACTTCAAGATAAAGAGTCTAGTATTGTTGGTACATTTGGCTACATGTACTATAATAGAGATAATAATGAGATTATTAAAATATATAGTACTGATAAAAAAATAATTACAGATGATATTAAAACATTGTTTAATAATCTTAATGTTAAACGAGTAATGTTTATGAATGACTCTGCTAATAATAGAGTATTTATACAAATTACTCATCAATATACTACACCGTTGCCAACAGGAAAGTATAAAACACATACTCAATATATAGTTCTAAGTTATAATTATAAAGTAAATAAATTTATTTCTCTACATAGTACTCTAATGGAGCCTATTACTCAATCTTATGCTACAAGTGGTAATGGAAGAGAATTAAATGTAGATAGTTTTAGATATGCTGTAAACACAAAAGATACTTTATATATGTTTAATAAAGATGACTTTAATCATTCTTTATATAAATTTGGAAAAGACTATAATAATTTGAATAAAGTAAGTATTATATTTAATAGTTATTATGATACTATTAAATATGTTGAATATCTTGTTTATAAACTGCGAAAGACAAATAATGTCGTTAATGACGCATTTAACTTCAATCGCTTGCCCGTAGAGAAAGAAGATATTCCATACAGTGGAGTTGGTATTAGAATTTATAATGATTTAGTTGATACTGGATGGATTGATGTACGACAAGCCAATACTAGTTATAAGGATGTAGATAACACAGTTGATAATTATAGTAAACCTTATTATCAATTAGGTAATTGGATATTTAATTTTATTCGTACAGAAAGTATTACCGATAGTGAAGGAAATGTTATTCCTACTCGTCTATTTGGAAATTATTTTGTTGTAGAATTTAATTTTGGAATAAATACTGAAAAAATTGAATTTGAATTTACTGATTTAATTACATCCAAAGATAAAAGAATTTAACAATTAAAAAATAAATATATAGTTATGGGAACTGCTGCATGGTTAGTACCTATGTTAATGTCTATACTAGGTACCGCTGTTAGTGCAGGTACTGGTATCGCTAGTACAAATAAACAAATTGCTGCACAAGAGAAACTTGCCAAAGAACAACAAGCACAACAAGAGGCTGAAATTCAGCGTCAGCGTATTATGGCTGAAAGTGAGCAACAAAGGAATAATCAACAAACGGTTAATCAATTTGCTCAACAACTAAATTCAGGAACTAGCACTATGCCTAATGTTGGTACTACTGGTACTACTGGTATTGGTGTTCAAGGTCTTAGTAGTGTAACAGGATACGCTAATGATGACAATCTTTATGCTCGTTGTGGTGGTAAGAAAAAGCGTAAGAAATGTTCTGTTGGTGGAGTTATTGGTAAAGATAATTATAATACTATTATTGATGGAATTATTGGTAGAATACGCTAATTAGTGGCTATAATTTATGTATAAGTTTTTGGTATTTTGTAATAAAATAGCAGATTTTAGTTTGTATTTGCTTTCGGCGTTTGGAGTAAATAAAATTATAAGCCCAAAACTAAAAGCCGTCAAAAAGCAAAATACAGCCTCAAAATCTACAATACTACACAAACATTATGGAAAAAAGAAGACTTCGAGTTACAGACGGTGGATATGCCGTACCATTAGGAAATAATTATTTTCTAATGAAAGGTAAAACTCATGAACAAGGAGGTATTGGTCTTAGTGATAAAATAGAGGTAGAGAATAATGAGATAGTTAAAGTTAATAAAGATAGTGCAAAAGTATATTCAGCGCAACCTATGATTGCTGGTTATAGTCCTGCTGAATTAATTCTTAGAGGTGCTAGTCCTAGAAAAGTATTTTCTATACAACAAAGTCTAAATGGTAATAATAATGATGGATATGGAAGAGAGGGTACTGATTTTAATATATTAAAAAATATCGGAAAGTTAGTTAAAAAGATATTTAATAAAAGCAATGATGCATCTGGTATAGATGTTAATAGTATAGTAGTAGACCCAGAGGAACTTAAAATTAAACAAGCATATGCTGAAAGTGGATTTAGGTCTGATGTTAAAAGTGGTGCTGGTGCATCAGGACTATTTCAAATAGTGCCTGATGTTCTAAAAGATTATAATACTGCGAATAATACAAGTTTTACTGTCGATGATTTATCTAATGATAGTATTAATACTGTTGTTAGAGATTTCAAGTTTAATAAAACTCTTAATAGTGAGTGGGTTAATAAAAATAATCCTAGTGATGCTGTTAGATATGCTAAGGCTCTTGTAGGATATAATTTTGGTAATACAAATACTCTACGGAGATTAGAGAGAGCCAAAAAAGATGGTGTAGATATATATAATACACTTGATTGGCTTAGTACTAAATATCTTCCAGAAGAATCAGTAAATTATACTAAATATCTATTAGGTATAGGTAGTGATGGTATGCATAGAAATGATGCTGCATATGCTGCTAGTAAAAAACTTAATAAAGATAAAGTAGAAAAGATTAAACAATATAAATACGATATTGGTGGTGAAATTAATTTTAATGAAGATAATGTAAAAAATTGGATTACTAATTGGTTAAATAGTAGAAAAAATCAACTTAAAGAAAATGCTAAATCTACAAGTTTCGCTTATAGAAATTATAAATCATTAAACAATAAAGGTGATATTAGAGATAATAGTTATGATGTTACATATGAAAATAATTTATTAAATCCATTATATTTTTTATTAGGTAAAAATCCAAATGATATTAGAACTGAAAATATTATTAAAAGTCAATTATATAATATAGATAATGTTGCTACGGTAAATGTTGGAGATTATTATAAACCAAATTATGGTAAATTAGGAGTTTATGTTAATCCAAATCCTTGGAATAATACAGGTCATTATATAGCTTATAAAGGTATACCTTTAGATGGTATTAGAGTTCATGAATTAACACATGCTTCTCATCCAGACCAACAAATAGATTATATAACAAATATTATTTATAAAGATAGAGATATACCAGTAAATAAAAGTGGTAGACAAACAAAAAGAGATAAAGCTAAAGAAGTTTATTCTGCTATACAACAATATAGATTTGAAAACGGTTTAAAACCAGAAGATGTTATTGATAAAATATATATAGAAAATAATAAAGATAAAATAAAAAGTACACCTTATTTAGAAAATATAAATGAAGATGATTTAATAAATATTTTTAACAATGTTGCTAAAAATGATAAAAATAAGAATAATGATGTTTTTTATGCAAAAAATGGAGGTCAAATTAATATGAAACTTAAAAATAAAAATAAACAAGATATAACTGATATGGTTATGAATGAAATACTTTATCACTCTACGGGGGAGCGAAAAAAGTTCTTAACAGGAGGTCAAACGTTAGGTATAAATGCTGGTCTTCAAGCATTTAATGCTCTTGCTCAAGGTATTGCTGGTTCTGTTAATGCTAGTAATATAGAGAAAATGTATAATAAAATGACTCGAAAAAGTACTTATGTACCTATTGCTCGTAGGCATATTAATACTAGCTATGATGTTTCTCCAATGTTAGATGCTAATAGAGATGCTGAATTTACACTTGCTAAGAATGCTATGGCAAATACTTCTAGTTCCAAAGTTGCTAGAGAACAACTAAAACAAGCAAGACTTGCTCGTCTTTCTGGTGATAATACTGCTTATTCTACCAAGATAAATGAAGAGAATAAACTTAAAGCAGCAGAAACAGAATTACAGAAACAATATGATATATATGATAATCAGAGTCTTACTAAAGATATTAGTGATAAAAATGATTTTGAAATGCAAAAACAATTAGGTATTAGTAATGCTAAAACTAGTGCAGCAAATACTTGGGGACAATCTGTTGGAAATCTGTTAGGTAGTATTGGTAACACTTTATTAAATTATACTACATCAAATAATTTTTTAGCTGCTAGTAATAACAAGGATGCAAACGCACAAGCATTTATTAATCAATATGGTAGATATTATAAAACAAATGATAATGGAGAATTAGTTGTTAGAGGTCTTTATAAAAATAATAGTAAGGCTAAGAATTTACTAGAACAAGCAAAGATGTGGTATAATCAATTAGGTTTTGGAGTTAAATAACAATAAATTACTATAATTATGATAGATATAATTAGTTCTGTTCAACAATTTGCTCCAACATTATATTCTGTTGATAATTCTAGATATTTAGAAAGTCAAAAATATATGTTGGAAACGATTGATGAAAGCAATATTGCTGCACAAAATGCTGCTACACAACTTGCTAGTGCTATTGGCTCTCTTAATTTTAATGAAAGCGAGAGATGGTATAAAGATAAATTACTAAATGATTATGACGCTATGATAAATGGAGCGTTAGATAAATATAGCGGTAATCTTAGATTAGCAATGAATGATATTATGGCTAAAAGTAGAGAGTTAAGTACTAATCCTGAAGTTCTTGGTCGTGTTCAAACTAATGAACAATATAAAGAATGGAAACAAGGTATAGAAAAAAGACAAGATATTAGTCAGGATGTAAAAGATTATATTATTGGAACAAACCCTTATCATTTTGAACTTCAAATAACAGAAGTTAAGGATGAAAATGGTAATCCTGTACTAGACGAAAAAGGAGAAAAAGTTACTAAAGTTACAGGATATAAAGATTTTGAAGGAGCAGAGCCTGTTACTCAATATACTAATATGGATATTCATAAACATATTTTATCTATATTAAATCCAGATACTAGTAGTGGTTCAACTATAACAATGTATTATACTGATGAAAATGGTAATACAGTGAAAACAGATGATATTACTAAAGCGCAATATTATATTGATAGGTCTGGTAAAATGGAAAAACTTACAAAAGAGAAAATTACTGATGCTATACATCAAACATTAAATGACCCTAGAGTTGATGCTAGTTTAAGACAAGATTATGATGTTACTAAATATAAATATAAAGACGGAGAAGTATTTTTATTAAACGGAAATAAATATACTATAAATAATGATGGACAAATAATTGATAAAGATGGTAAGGCACTAAGTTATACTGATTATGAATTATTACGATTAGAAGACATTACAAAAACTTATGGATATACTAAATTTATAGGTGATACTAGATTACAGCCATTAGTTAGTAAAACTCAAAAAGATGATGGAGGTCCTCGTTATATTCCTATAAATCCTCCAACACCTACTCCTAGTCAGGCTAGTGTTGCAGAAGTTCAGCCTAATGACCCAAATTTTGCGCAAAATAGTGGTTCACAAGATAGTTATTCTTTTGAAGCAACGACCAAAACTGCTCTTGATAATTTAAGAAATGGTATAGCAAACATACCAACAGATACAGTACATATTTCTTTTAGAACTGATAGTACAGCTATTAATCAATAAATATTTAATATTATGGAAGAAGAATATCTAAAAAGATTTAATAATTTATTATCTGAAGTTGATGATATAGAAAATCAATTGAATGATAAGAAAAATTATCTTAATGATAAAGATTATGCTGCTTATAAATCTGCTATTGATAAAGAGAGAAATAAAGTTATAGAACGTATTGAATATGAACGAAATTTATATAATAGTATTACTGATGACAATGATAAAAAAGCGTTCTATGATTATGAAAGAATAGCAAGTGGTAATTTTAATGACAATGATATAATAGTTGCTCAACATGGTATACCATCTAGTTCTCCTAATCTTGATAGAAATAAACCTACTCCTGGCTCACAGTATCAATACAATTATGTTATTGGTGATTATAGTACATATTTTAATTCTTTTTATACTGATAAAAATGGAGAAATAGCAGATGATAGAACAATAGAAATGGGAGAAAAATTATATAATAAGATACTAGATATATGCGAAATTAATAATATAGATATTAAAAGTCTTGGAATTACTAAAAATGTCGGAACTCATTCATTTACTATTCCAAAAGATAGTAAAGCATTTATACAATTTTCTGATGTTTATCATCAAGCATTAGATGATTCTTTTGGTTATGGTATGTTTCTTAATACAGCAAATGTACTTTTAGAAGAAAAATATAAACATCAAGCAGGAGATATATTATCTAATGTAGGAAGAAATATAAATACTCGTAAAAATAATAGAAAAGAAGTTGAACATAAATACGGTATAGATAGATATTATCTACCTGTTATGCAACAATATAACGATGATATTACTGTTCAAGCAATGAAAGCTGCTGGATATAACGATACAGATATTAAATATCAAAGAAAACTTTGTACTGATGTTCTTAAAAATATGGATTTAACATCTGTTGAATTGTATGTTGCAGAAGATGATATTGAACAAGGAGGTCAAAATCCATTAACTAGATGTACAGACCCTAAAATTAAACAACGTATTGCATCAGATATTTATAGAGGTATTGGAGATGAAAGTACAAGTACTGGCGATAAAACTAGCGATATGTTAATGAGTTTTTCTACATTAGGTGATAAATCTGGTACATTAATCACTATTCCTAAAACAGGAGAAAATGCATTTTATAAAGTATTTATTCCTGATGCTTTACCTAATGCTTTAAAAACTGCTTTTGACAATAATCCTCAATTTAGATATACTTCTAAAATAGATATGTGGGATGCTCAAGCAAATCCTAATGTTCCACATAGAATAGCAATTGGTAATGCACTTACTGGTAATATATATGCTTATGGAAATGGAGAATATCATTTTAATAACGGAACAGATGATGCTGTAATTAATAAATATGCCGCTGTAGAACTTCAAGCAGGTGCAGATATGTTAATGCATATGGCTATTAATCGTAATACTCAATCAGAAGATAATATTTCTTATTATGATAATGAAGCCATGAAAGTTATAGATGGAGGATTAGCACAAACTATATCTGCTATTACAGATACTCCTATTGAAATGGTTAGAACTAACCTTATAAAGTATTATTATAAATATTATTCTAAATAATTATGTATATACCGAAAATACAAATAAATGGTGTAGAAGTTGATAGACCCAATCCAGAAAATGGAGAGGGTCTTCAATCTTCTTCTATATTTAACCCTATAATAGATTCTTTTGCAGAAAATGCTGCTATTGGTAATATAAATCATAGAAATATTGACCCTCATTTTGATTGGGAGAAATTTAAGAAATATGGTGCTGTACCTAATGCTTTGAATACAGAAGAAGAAATAAAAAGAAATGCTGCAAAGTATCAAAGTAATTGGGAAAAATTTGGTAATGCGCTAGTTCAAGCATTTGGCAATGAAATACTTTTAGGTACTCTTAAAGGATTTAGTGATTTATATGATGTTGCATATTCAGCAATATCTGATGAAGCAAATGTCGGTTCTTATGTAAATCCTATTGGTCAAGTATTAGAACAAGCAATGGATGGTATGAGGGAACATTTTGAAATTTATGAAAAAGACCCTAGTAAACCTTTTGCCTTTAATGATTTTGGCTGGTATATGAACGGTCTTATAAATACTGCTACTACTGTTTCATTATTTATGCCTGGTATTGGTGTTGAAAAGGCTTTAGGACTTATTGGAAAAGGTGCTAAAATGGCTCTTGGTTTAAATAAAGAATTGAGTGTTGTAGGTAATATTGCAAGAAGAAGTAAATTATTGCGTGCTAAATCCGCTGCTGGTAAAATTAATCGTACTAAATTAGTTAATTTCACAGACGATGCTCTTTCTGTTGGTACTAATGCTTTTGTAAGTCGTACTATTGAAAATAGACAAGAAGCTAGAGAAGTATATAAGAATAATTATGATAGATTAGTAGATGAATTATCTCATATGTCTGCTAAAGAATATAATGAGTTCTTAAATAATAATAAAGGTAGAGGTTATGAAAATATGAGTATAGAAGATATTGCTAAAGATATAGCAGAAGTTGGCGCTTTTGATACTTTCAAAAATGACTATTGGATGCTCATTATGGATGTACTACAATATGCCGGTATTAGTAAAATGTTTAGTAAAAAACTATTTGGTAAAGCAGCAGGTCAAGAAATTGAAGATATGAATAGGGCTCTTACTAATAGTATAGGTAAAGGTAGTACTGATTATTTACAACAGTTTAGTGCTGAATCTTTAGCGAAAAGTAGAGGTACAGGAGTTAAAGGATTTTTCAAAAATGCTATATCTCCTACTACTAAATCTAAAATGTTTTTAGTTGGTATGGAAGGTATTGATGAAAGTTTTGAAGAGGGTTTCCAAGGTATTCAGAGTGATAAAGGTAAAATTACCATGGATAGAATGATTGACCCTACCATTGAATATAGAGGATTAGATAGTTATCTTTCAGACCCAGAAATATGGGAACAAGCATTTTGGGGTGCTATTGGTAGTTTAGTATTTACTGGTCTTGGTGCTGCTGTTAGAACAGGTCAAAGAGAAAAGTTTATTAAAGAGCATAAAGAAAATCTTAGCGAAAATGATATAGCGTTACTTCGTATGGGTTATGAAACCGGTAGAGTAAAAGAACTTGAGGGTCGTATTGCTAAGACAGAACAAACTATGAAACAACTGTCTATGATAGATAGTGGTTTTAATCCTTTCAAACCTATATTAGATGAAACTGGTACACCTACTGGAAATTATGAGACATTAAATGATATTGATAAGCAATTATATAAACAAAGAATATTAGATGAATATCTTATAAGTTTATATAGTAATGCACTTAATCATAATAATGCAGAGTTAATAGTAGATTTTGTAAATAGTGATGAATTTCAATCTGCTATGGGAAAAGCATTAGGAAATAAAGAAGACTCTAATGCAAATATAAATATACTAGATAGATTTAATAAATTAGTTACACAATATGAGGATGTAATGTATGCGTTAACTAATAAATATGAGACTAAAAATCCTTTTGCTGTTATGGCTACTGCTGAACAGATTATGAGGTCTGTTGTTACAAGAGATATTGCTGCCGATATGGCTATATATGAAGAGCATCAATTAAGTGATAATGAAAGTATTCGTAATCGTGCTAAACAATATAGTATTGACATGCTTCAATCTACATTGGAAAAAATAGAAAAACAAATTAAAGATGTAGAAAGTAAACATTCTGTTGGATATATAAATCCTAATACTGGTAAAACAATGTATATATCTAAGAATGTTAAAGATGCTAGAATTAGACAACTTAAAAGATATAGAGATGCTCTTATTAAAGAAATTAGAGAACAAGAGGGATTATCTGTTTTAGATGAATATAAGAAAGAAATAGATGCTCTTGATATAAGCGATACTACTTATGATAGTATAAAGAATGCTCTTAATGAATTTAGAAAAACATTGGCTGTTGATGATACTATTACAGAAGAAGATAATAAACATGCTAGACATAGAGCAGAGTTTTTAATTGAAAAAGTTAGATATGACTCATTTATTCCTAAACTTAATAAAGAGTATGAAGAGGCTTATAGTGATATAGCATATTCGATGGATGAAGCTATTAAAAATAAATTACATAATTCTTTTGAAACTGTTAAAGATTATATATTAAACAGTAAAGACCCTATTAAAGCATACTACGATATTATGCGTCAAGATGACGACTTTATGAATAATATCGATGATGACCTCAGAGAATCTATTTATGCTCTTAAATTAGGAACTCGTCTATTTTCTGCTAATCCTAATGATATACTTGCTGGAGGTCATACTAGTAAATTTATTACAGCAGATAACGAACTACTACATAGTATTGCTATTGAAAAACAGAAAGAAAATATAGAAAGAGAAAATACTCAATCCAATACTACTGTTCTAACAGAAGAACAAAAGAAAGATGAAGTTGTAGAAAATCCTAAACAAATTCCTGAAAGTAATGAACCCTTGCCAACTCCTTCTCCTACTCCGAAGCCTGCTCCAAAGCCTACTCAAAAGAAAGAAGAAGAAAAAAAAGAAACAAAAGAAGATAAAAAGGAAGAAAATAAAGGAAAAAAGAAAAAAGATAGAGGTGAAATATTTGTTTCCTCTACGGGGGAGCAAATAGTAATCGATGATAGTTATATTCCTGAAACTGAAAAGGTTTATGTAGATGATACATCTTATGCTAATTTTGTAGGTATGCCTAGTGTTCAAAGAATGGCTGAAATAGCAATGGGTAGACAAATTGAACTTGCAATAAAAGGTTTAGATAAAAAAGATAGTAAACAGTTACTTGGAGATAAATATAAAGATAGTACTACATATGTAAGTCTTATTAATAATTTATTAACATTAAGTGATGGCTATAATTTATTTGTTAATATAAAAGATTCTAATGATAGACGAGAAGCAATTAAAAGGTTTATTGAAAAAGAAGTTGATAGTAAAATAAATGCTGCAAAAAAAGTAAATTCTGAAACTATTGAAGATACTAAAAATATGCAGAAAGTTATATCTGCTATAGATGCTGCTATAAATGCATATTCTGGTTCTATGACTATTCCTACAATAAATGATACTGAATTAACAGATAGTGTTGATGGACAAATAGAACGATTAATAAATAATTATCTAGAGAAACATGGAATTGCTCATATAACAGATAGAAATAATAAAATAGTTATAGATGCTGTTGCATTGTTAAAGAGAATATTAACTGAGAAAAATAGCGGTATTACATATGATGATAAAGCAATTGCATTTTTTGCTATTTATGATTATATTATAAAAAGTTTATCTGGTAATACTAAATATAGTTTTTATACTAGTGATATAATGTTTAATGTAGTGAAAAATGGAAATAGAATTGAAAAAGTACGTAAAAGTGATATGGAGTTAATGAATGATTTAATTAATGATAGATATGAAGATGCTACTGATAAATTAACTAAATTAGATAAAATACTTCGTATATCTGGTAGTAGATTTAATAAAATAAAAGAAGAACAAAAAGCAGTTGTTTATCTATTAATGAATAATCCTAATGAATGGAAAAATGTAAATATTGTTATAGATAATAATAAAATAAAATTCTTATATAAGAATAAAGTAGAGATAGGATTTTTACAAAAAGTTGAAGGTGTTGATAAAAATAATGTAACATTAAGAAAATGTATAGAACAATATGTAAGAGGTAATATATTAAATAATGAGGGATTTATGTTTGAAATTACTCAAAAAGACGGTAAATATACCTCTAATTTGGACGATTATTTCCATGCTCTTATTGAAGCCGCTTGTGGTATATCTAATAATGTTGATGCTAAAATATTATTTAATCAATTAATAAACTTAAATATAGATAGAAATAGAAATAATAGAGTATTAGATTTTCAAAATCAACAAGATGTTAATACTGCTATAGAAATAATAGCAAACTCGTTAGTACGAAATCTTACTATTGGTCAAGGAGATAAAAATAATGTATATAGATATGGTACAGGTTCTATACAAATTGATGCTCAACATAATATGCCAGTAAAAGTGAGTTATGGTGTAGGAAATTCATTTGTAATAACTTATGGAAATAATGAAACAATAACATCTTCTAGTCCAAATTTTGCTAAGGCTGTAACAGCAATTGCAAATAATATAGTTAGAGATACTAATTCTATATTATTACATAATTATAACAAAATAAAGACTGATAGTAATATATATGAAGATTCTATAGAATATACTTTTGATAGTTTAATTGCTAGTTACGATATGTTCAAACAAATTGCTTATCGTAATATGCAACAACAAATATTATTACAAACTCAGTTACTTAAACTTAAAGAAGGAGAAGTTATTGATTTTGAAACATTAGGTTTTGAAGGAGAACAGATTATGTTAGATAATGATACTCCTGTACAATTTAGTGATGTTCGTAATAGTATAGATTATATTAATAATCCTATCGTAATTCCTACTTCTACAGGTGTTGTTACTGAAACTGGACAAACATTTTCTTATAGCAATCCTAATGTATTTTCTTCTGATATAGGTATTTTACTTAGTGATATAAATAATATATTATCTCCTAAAATATTTTGGATTTCTACTGATGATATGAATAGTTTATATGATGATAAAACACCAAAAGATATTAATGATATAAATAGACGAAAACTCGCTGATGCTGTTCAAAAAGAAATTAAAGATTTGTTGTATACTTATTTAATAGGAAAAGAAGGTAATGCTTCAATGCAGTTAGATGTTAATACATTTAAAGAACTTACTAACAAATTGTCTACATTACTAGGTGGTAGTAATAGTAACAGAGGTGGACTATTTAGTGGTGTTGATGTTATTCGTAAATGGAATGATAAAAATGGCGGTTCTATTGCTATAAAATTTGATAATGAACCGATAGTTAAAGATGAAAATGGATATAATTATGAAGTAGTTATTATTACAGGTTCTCAAAATTCTGATATTAAAGAATCTAAAATAGTTTATAGAGATAAAAATGGAAAAAAGACTATTTATGATTTGAATAAAAATTTAGATAAACTTGCTCAGTTAATACTTAGTCATATTAAATTTAATAAAAGTCATTTTACATTCAAAAATCCTAATGCTAATGTTGGAGAAGAAACTGATTATTGGTACAAGAAAGATGGTAAATTTTATGTAAATATAGGAGGTTATAAAACATCATATGTTAATTATGGAGCATTCTTGATGAATAATAATGCTGCTAGATTAAGAATAATGCATGATGATAAAGGCAATATAGTAAAAAATACTAATCCTAATAGTTCGAGAACTCCTGCATTTACTATAAATTTTGGAGAATTTATTACTAAACAACGTACTCAATCCCCCGTAGAGGGAAAACATACTTACGATAAAACTGCTATTGATAAATTACTAAGTGGAAATGAATATAAAGAAGTAGATGTCAGAACACTTCTTGAAAATACTGATACTAATAGCGAATTTATAGATATGTTATTAGGAAATAATGTATATAATATTAAATTATTAGTAGATAAAGTAATATATGATAAAAATGGTAAGCATTATGCTCGATATAATAGAACAAATGGTAACATTTATATTCATAAAAATTTATTTAATAGAGCAAATAAAGAGAATAATCCTAGTGCATTTATAAGACGACAACTTATTCATGAAAATATACATAGAATGATTGTTGACAATAATATTAAATATACTGATGAGTTAATTACTGAATTATTAAATACATTTAAGGCTACTATTGAAGCAGTTAATAAAGATAAGTCTGAACGAGGAAAGAGTGTTAAGAAAGCATTAAATAAAATATTCTATGTAGTATATGATACTAATGGAAATATGGATTTGGAGGCTACTATTGATAAATTTACTAATAAAATATATGGTAATGCTAGTAATTTAAGTATTGATGAAATAACAAAGAACTTTGTTGAAGAGTGGCTTGTAGAAAGTATTACTCAAGCAGGTCTTATAGATTATCTTGCTAATACTAAATATATTATTAATGGAAAAGAAATTGAAGTTACAGAAAACAAAGAAGAGCAAAGTATTTTCCAAAAAATAGTAGATATTTTATTAAAATTATTTGGAATAGATTTGCAGAATAGAGAAAAAAATAGTATATTTGCACAGCAATATAAACTATTGAACTCTATGAATCCTAAAAGTGCTAATATAACTAAAAGAGAAACTAAAGAAAAAAATGATAATATAGAAATTAAAGAAGAAAAGAAAAATGATACTGAGATAAAAACTAATGAAAAGAAAGAAGAAGTAGAAGAACCTACTCATACAAGATTAGAGAGTATCGATGAAAATGGTACAGAAGTTAATGAAGAACAAGAAGAAAATACTAATGAAAGTAGAGTAGAAGCTACTGCTCAAGATGAAATGATTGGAGAATATACATTTGGTCTTGATTATGATGCAAATGAAGAAGATAATGGAACTGAGGAAGAGGAAGAAAATGATGATGATTATAAATATAGTCATTCTGATGATATACTTTTAAGTAATGAAGAAGTTGTGATTAACAATTATGCTAATAATCCTACTTGTAATACTAGTAGAGTTATTACTGTAAATAACATGGACGACTTTTTGAATATGTTCCCAATAGAGGAAAAGGCGTTAATTGCTCAAAATCTCGAAAATGGTAATATAACTTATGTTTGCCGATAAATTGTACATACATACTATATGAATTGATTTTGGGGCTAATTTTAGCCTCAAAATCTTTCATATATTATATTGTATATAATTATTACTAATAATTAAAATATAACTATAATTAACAATAATAAAACATAAATTATGAGTTGTTTAATTAGTAACAATACAGTAGCAGGCGACAATAATAATATAATAAAAGATATTGTAGATGCTGCCATAAATAATATTTCTGTTCATAATAAGATTTTAGCATTAAATTATATATATGCTAAAGTCAATGAAAGTAGATGGTCTCTTGCTACAATAGTAAGGACTGAATTAAATTCTATTGAAGATTATGAACATAAAGACAAAATAGAATCTATTATTAGTATAGATAATATTATAGAATCATTGACTTCTAATAATAAAGATGGATGGTTAAATCCAGAGCATATTATTAAAGCAATTATTAAACATTATAATAAAACGCATACTGATGTTAGCAATTATAATACTGTAAGAAGTAAAATAGAAAATACTACATTTAGCAGTATGGAAGCAGAAGATATTTCTGTTAATTATGTTGCTGAATTGATGAGTGATATGCTTCATGACCAAGAAAGTTCTACTAAAAAAGCAGATATAAATACTATATATAATAGATTGAGAAGTCAATTATTTAATATGAATATTATTCCTATTTATAGTCGTATTGAAAATGAAATACTAAATTCTACAGATACTTATCATGGTATAAGTATTGAAAAAGAAATAAAGCCTATTATTGATGCTGTTAAGAAATATAATGATTTATTTACTATTGTTAAAGGATTTAGAAAGGCTGCTGATAAAATTAGATATATTAAAGATAATATAACTACAATATCCGAAGAATTTGGTATAGAAGTTAAAGATGGTGATATTGAAAAACCTGAGACTATTAGTAAAATATCAATTGCTATTGAGAAAAGTAATGCTTATAAATTATATGTAGATAATGTAATAAAACTAATAAAGTTATTTGGTAATGAGGCAGAGATAAATCAAGCAACTATAATTACTGATATGAATAGTGCTAGATTTAGACGCAGAATTATGAATAGTAGCAAACTATATAATTATAGTTCTATGCTAGATAACTTTGATGTATTTAATGATACTGTTGTTGATGAGAACGATGCTTATATATATGAAGCAGAAAGTGTAGATGAAAGTACTAAAAGATGGAATGAAAGAGGTAAAAGTAATTTTATGAATTATGTAAATCAAGACCTTAAATATAGACTAAGTCAAATTCATAAATTTTCTCATAAATATGATTATAGTGCTAAAGAAGGTCTTGAAGATATAGCAAGATATTACGATACAAGTAATATAGTAGGTGTTCCTGTTAGATACAATACTCAAGAAGTTATCAAACAACTGATGGCATTTGGTAATTTTAATAGTATTGATAAATTTATTGAAAGTATTCAAAATATATCAGAAATTAATCCTTTTCTATATGGTTTTGCTGAAATAGTATTAGAAATGAAATCTAATCCTATGTTTGCTAATGCTCTATGGACTGCTCTTGCTAGACCTGTATCTGATAGAACAACTATTATAATTACTGAACAAGGATTACAAAGTACAAAGACTAATGCTAATAACACAGCATTTAATGCTATGGTTAATAGACTTAGAAATGATGTTAAAGGTCATTCATCTTTCTATTCTAGTACTCATAAAAAAGAAATAGATGCTATTAAAAATAAAGACATAATAAATAATATACTAGATTATATACTTAAAGGAGATAAGAAAGGTAAACAAGCATATAATAAATTTACAGATTTAATAAGAACTTATATACCGTCTATATCTGATACTACTATTATTAATGCAGTTAAATCTGGTGTAGATAGAGTAAGTAATAAAAAAGATAATACTAATAAAGAATTGACTAAATTAGAGATATTAACATCATTTATAAACAATCTTAGTACTATTATAAATGCTTATGAGAAGTTTTATAAAAATATTGATAATAAACGAAGTAGTAATGATAAAAGTATAAAATTAACTCCATCTGATTTTATTTTTGATATTAATTCTAACGAAGTAGTAAAAGCATGTATTGAATTAGCAACTGTTTCTTATAAGTTTGAAAAGAGTGATATCGAACTTAATAGTTATAATGCTGAAGGCAATCTTTCTAGTAATATGATTGATAACTGTTATCTTACTCGTATATTTGAACTTATGAAGAACGGTAATGAAGAGGCTTTAATATCATTAGGTAGAGAAATTAAAGATTCTCCTCAATATAAATTTTCTCCTATATATTTTGGTGTAGGTGATATAAAAGGTATATTTAGTATAAGTACAAATGATGTAGTAACTGTAAATTATGATGTTATAAATAATCTAAAATATTCGTTATTTGATGGTATTAGAACTGCTGGATATACTGAGTCATCATTGTATGATGGTATGCACGAGGGTGATTATTTTCTTACAATGTTACAATTATATTTTAATCCTGTAAATGATATTTCTATAACTAGTACTACTGAAAAGAAAATAACACAATCTGATATATTTCTTCCTATACCTTCTGATAAACCTCAGAACTGTATGATTACTATGCCAAGATATACCGATGGGAAAGTGATTACTGTTAAGAAAGAAGTTAAAGACGAAATTATAAATAATCGTAAGAGTATAATTGATAAACAATTAGGTATAGGAAGTAATCCTAATATGGCAGAATATTTTAATGGACTGCCAGAAAATGTTCGAAAGTCAATACTTAAAGCGATTGATAACAAGAGATTATATAAAGTAACATTAAATGATTTAGAAAATCTATTCTTTACAGAAAATCCTGATTATATAAGTGCTGGTATAAATATAACATATGAAAATAAAAAATATAGAGCAGCAGTATATGAATATGATGGTGATTATCATTTAATATTTATTGATTCTAATAACGATACTACTAAAAACGATAAAGAAAACGAACAAGAAGAAGAAGAAAGTAAGATTGTATTTAATCCTAAAGTTGTAGGATATACAATGCTTACTAAAAATACTAAAAAGTCTACTGATGGAAAAGTTATTACTGAATATATACCTGCAGAAAATATTGAAAGATATATAGGAGATAAACTTGCTAGTCATAATCTTAATAAATCAATAGAAGACCTTATATTAAAACATATAGAAGAAGGTACTGTTAGTGATGATATATTTAATGTTGAAAGTTCTGTTGCAAAGCAAGCATTAGTTAATAATGTTAAGACAGAAATTTATACAATGATTGCTACTCTTAATGATTTATTTACTAATAAAGACGGAAACATAATTAAACTTCGTGATGATACACAAGACCTAATATCGCCTTATCATTATAGTGATAAGAAAGATGTAATAGCAAAAGATGGTAAACTTACCGGTCGTGCTTTTTCTTTCGATAGATTATTTGATATTACATTTAATAATGGTAAAAGATATAGTGCTAATGAAGAGTTAATGAATATTGTTTCCCTCTACGGGGTAGATGGTATAATCAAAAACGGCACAAATGGTCTGTATATAGATACTACTGAATTAGGCAATAACGGTATAGTTAAATTTGATGAAGAGACTGGTACATTTAAAGTTGACTTTACTGCTAATATAGAATCTGAAATTAGTCGTATAGTAGATACTTGGATGAATTATTTTGCTCATTCTGTTGTAGAAAATTATACTAGATTTGCTGATATTATAAATGAAAATGGTTATACATATGAGAATGTAATAGAGTCAATGATTGGCAATGTTATATCATTACAAGGTCTTAATGATTTGATTTACGGTAATGAGAAATTTTATGCTGATTCTCGTACTTTCTTTAAGCGAGCAAAAGAGGCTCTTGCAGGTGGGGATGCTTATGCATTTATAGATATGAATAGACCTGATGGTATATCTCTCGATAAAGTACAGAAAAATGATAATATTGCTAAACAATTACAAGACTTTCTTACATTTGAAATAGATATAAATGGTACTAAAAAGAAAATAAATGTATTTGATAATTATGAAACAGAAGATAATGAGAGTAATAAAGTAACTACTAATTTCGATACTAATATAACAACTAACGGATGGAATGCTATAACAATTAAAAACGTTGTAAATACTATTGAAGATAACCAAGGTATTTATGAATTAGTTTATAATTCTATTATTAAATCTGAAAGAGTAAAACAAAATATTATAGGAGAAACTCCTCAAAGTATTAAAACACTTGCTCAACAAATTGCCCATAATATAGCAACTAAATTTGGTTATAAAGATGGTGCTAAAACAAAAGTCGATGATGCTCAATCATATATTACTTTTGAAGAGTGGTGTAAACGTCGCGTTGCAGATGGTACTATTGGTGAATATAAAGATATTATACAACAAATAATGGAAGTTCGTTATGGTCTTAAAAAGCCAGAAGATGTAAACTTTAGAAATATTGATGCTCGTATACAAGTAGAAAAAAATTATTATTATGATGTTAAAACTAGTAAATTTGCATCTGGTAATATTCGTAATCCTCGTCAGATTAAAAATGCTGAATTTGTGCTTATTCCTGAATTTATAAAAGGTACTGACTTATACGAACTATATAAAATTATGAGAACTAATGGTATTGGTCAAGTCAATACTGTTGAAACTTCTAAGGCTTCTCATACTAATGTTCTTCAATTCTGGGATAATGATGGTAATATTAAAGTTGATGAACAAGGAAATCCGACTATCATAAGTGAATTAAAAAATAATGCTAATGCTATTGAAGAATTTAGTTATAAATATCTTTATAAGCAATTACGCGTTGCTCAACATATGGTAGATGAAACTAATAAAGCAGGTATTCAATTAATGAAAAAACTTGCTGATAATGCTACTGATGAAACTCGTAGATATATAGACGAATTTATGAAAAATTATGTAGCAAATATTAAGACTTCTTTTGATGAATTACTAATTGCCTGTGGATGGAAATATGATAATGGTAAGATAGTAGATAATACTGGTGTAGATATTAAATATGATTATTTTATGGAAAAGGCTAAGAAAGAAGCAATTCGTCTAGGTCTTGATAGTAATTTTGCTGATTTCTTTGAATGTGATGCTAATACAGGAAAACCTATTATTCCCGTATGGTTAAATGATAGTTCTAATAAAATGGAGAGTATTGTAGGTGGTATTTTTAATTCTATGATTACTAGACAAAAACTTCCCGGATTTCATGCTGCACAGGTTACAGGTGTTGGTTTTGGAAATAGTTTAGGAAATGGAACAAGTGTTGCTTATAGTAAAAAACTTAGATATAATCCTGTTGAAAATGGTGAAAAACTTCCGTATATTGAAATCATGATTCCTCGTAATAGTAAGGTATTCGATGGAATGACTGATGAACAAATCAATGAAGCAATTGCTAAAGGAAATGTTAATGAAATGATTGTTTATCGTATGCCTACAGAAGGTAAACACTCAGTTGCTGTTGCTAAAGTAGTTGCTGTTACTCCAGAAGTATTTGGTTCTACTATTATTCTTCCTCATGGTTGGGTTACTCAAACAGGTTCTGACTTTGATGTTGATAGTGTTTATGCAGTAAACTATCATGTTAAGAAAGATAAGAAAGGTAATATTGTTAAAGTAGTAGAAGATAAACTTGATACTGTTAATGATAGAATTAATGCTTATGGTAGATATGTCAGACGACAAATGTCTGTTCGTAGAGAAAAAGGTTTTGAAAGCGAGATGACTGAAGTTACTCGTATGTATAATGAAATGCTAGAAGAGTCTAAGAAAATAGATAGTTTTAGAGAAGATTATGGAGAAGCACTTAAAAGTTATAATGAATATATGGATAATCTTTATATGAGATATCCTATTAAACGAAAAGAAAATGGTACTAATCCTCGTATTGAGATAACAAAAATAATTAATGATATTAAAAATAGTGGAAAAGTTAAGTTTATAACAACAGCAAATGGTAAAACTAGATTAGATAGTAATAATGATAATGTTATTAAATATTATAATCTGTTGGCAGATAAAATAAAAAATAATGAAAATATTAGTGATGATGTTAAGAATAATATTATAGATAAAATAACTGCTATAGTATTTTCTCTATCTGCATTAGATGCTACTATTGGTATAACTGGCGAAACTAAGTCGCAAATGTATGAAACTAAACTAAAAACATTAAATAATATTGCTGAACGATTTGGTATTATTTCATTTGACGAATTTAATGCTCTTCCTGACGAATATAAATGGTCAAAAGAAGTTAGAGATAATAAGATACTTGATAGTATGATTAATATTATGAAAAGTATTAGTTCTGCTGAGGAGCGTTTTTCTTGTTCTAACTTTGATGATATTACAGAAGCAAATAAATATGTTGCAGAACTCACAGGTAGAAGTGTTCTTGCTGAATCTCCTTATAATCCTCTAACTCAGATTAAATACTTTAATGATGCTACTTCTGGTATGGCTCTTAAAGGTAAGTCTGTTTCTCGTGATACAGGACTATCTCTATTTAATTACATGAAAGCAGAATTAACTTATGATATTCCTGTAATTTATAATACTGATGGAAGTATTAAAGGTAATCCTGTATATAATGAGAGTATTATTAAATTGGCATATAAGGATAATATGGCTTCTACTGATAAAGGTGTATTAGTAAGACATAATAAGTTAGGTTATAGTAAAAATAATCGTAATGTTGTTGGTAAAATATTAACAGAATATGGTTCTCAAACTACTGCTCATATTCTTGATGCTATTAAAGAGGGTCCTATTCGTAATGAAACATTATTTACTTTTGATGCTTTCAAACTTCTTATTGATACTGGTGTTGATTATACTACAGCAATTAGTTGGCTTGCTACTAACGGTATTCAATTAATTTGCGATAAAGATGCTAATACTGAGTCCATTTATACAAAGTCTGTTGGTAATCCTGTACATCGTGCTTTAAGACAACTTTGTATTGATAATAGTATTATAATTAAAGGTAAATTAGTAAATGAGTTTACTCCGTATAATACTATCATAGAATATTTTGAGAATCCTAAAAATACAACAATTACTAATATTAAAACAAAATTAGGATATAGTACTTTACCTTCTGATAAAACTGTTATGCCGTATCCTATTATTACTAATAATCTACATGATAGACTAAATATAAATAGTGATATGACAGAAGAAGAAAAACTTGTAATGGATTATATTACTATTCGTCAATTTGAATTCCTTGATAGAGTTGCCAAAAATGTAATAAAATTACAACAAGTTTCTAATCCTGACAAATTCGGTGCTAAACAAACATTATATGAAAGTAATGATGTTCTTAATAAAATTGAAGAATATCGCGAAAGTTCAAATAATGGAAAGAATATAGGAAATACAGTTGTTATTCCTAGAAAAATAGCAGGTAAAACTGTATTTGACTATTATGTAGATGCTTTGTATCCATTAAATCCCACAACTGGAGAAATTGATGTTGATAGAAGTAGGTATCCTTTTATGGCTGGTTTTCTAAAATATTCTACTATTCCTAGTGTGGAACTAAGTAAAGGTTTATTTGAACTAGATGCGCTTTTGATGGATGATGATAAATCTTATAATACTCAAAAAGAACTTATTGGAAGAAGATTTAGTAATGAAGAATTTAAGGAATTTAAGAAATATTTAGTTAAATATCTTTATAGTGATGTAAAAGAACTAATAACTCCAATTACTGTTGATGCTACTACTGGACAAACTATTATAAACGAAGAAGAAACAAATACTAATGCTTATTATTATTATACTGAGATTGCTAGACTTAGAGGCACAGAGTCTATTGCATATCAAAAAGACGCAGAGGGTAGAACTTTTAATCCTAATACATTTAGTGTAGATGATATAGATAATCCTACTCAAGAAGAAATAAATGATTTCGCTAAACTTATTCCTTCTAAAAAAATAGCGTTTATAACTAAAACATTTAAGAATGCTGGTATATTCTCAAAGATATTTGTTGTTAATAGAAATACTACTAGCGAACAAATAAATATTGGACAGTTCTATCAAGAACTTAGAATAAATACTGAAAATGAATCTATTGAAGATTTATTTGATATGTTTAAACAAATGATTACAAGTAGTAATCCTATTATTAAACTTACTGCATTAGATTTAGTTAAATATTCATATATAGTAGAAGGTAGAGGTAAGAAAAGAGGAAATATTACAAATATTGTTAGTAATTATGCTATTACAGATAACAATATATTCTTTGATGGTAGAAGTTTATTAACAGGACTTATAGAAAGATTTAATGAATTAAATTCTGAAGAAATAGATAATATTTATTCACAATTTATTCGCGCTAATAGCGAAATAGTACCTATTAAAAATACTGTTACAAAACGAAGCAGTAAATTTGGTAGAGGTTCTATATGGGAATATCGTAAAGGTTATAATAGTTTTTATATACCATTAATTTATACTGATAGAGCAGGAAACATTATACTAGATAAAGATGGTAATCCTAAAATTAATGAAGAAGGAAGAGAAATAATACTTAATCTTGCTAGAGAATATAATCAAAATATTCAAGATAATGATGCTAATCCTGCTGCATCTATACCTACATTTATTAGATTAAGACATAAAGTTCCTGTATATAAAGAAGATAAAAATATTCTAAATGAAGATGGTACTCCTAGAAGTGTAATAGAGAGATATGAATTTATAAACCAATTATTCTCTGTAACATATAATCAACCTAATGATTTAGTTTTAGGTGTAACTCTTAGAGGTGTAAGTTTACTTGATAAAGATGAAGTTAATGAAGCATCTACAAATGAGTCTAATAATTATAGGATGTATGGTGATAAGAGGATTAATTTTGTTTATGAGGGTCATGCTCAACTTCTTATAGATAAAATACAAAATGGTAGTAATAAATCGTTTAATATAGCAAACAGTATTATTAAAGCAAATAAAGAAGTAGGTAATCCATATTTAACTCCTGATTTTATAAATGATGCTCTTAAAAGTGATATAAATCATATAAGAGTGGGTGCTGAAGAGATAGTAAAAGTAGTTACTGATAGTTTAGTAGATAATGATGAGAATACTTTTGGATATACTAATAGCGTAAGAATATTTGCATCTAATAGTCGTATGGAATATATGGCTAAACATCATAGTGCTAAATCTAAATCAATAATAGAAATAGATGGTGTTAAATATGCAGTATGGGTTACTGAAAATAGTAAATCTACTAATCAATTTAGAAAATGGCTTGAAAGTGGAAAAGATAGTGCTACATATGAAAGAATTAAACAAAGAAGTGAAAACGGAATAAAAAATCCTACTACTTCTAAATTATATTCTATTAACTATCAAAATATTGGAAATGGCAATGTTGCATATAGTGCTTCTGAAACTATTGAGTATAATGAAGATGTTCAAAGAGAAGATAGTCCATTTGAACAGATGAAACAAGCAGAAAATACTGCTAGTAGACAAACATATGAAACTGTTAATTTTATATCAGAAATTCTTTCAGATATTGTAAATAATAGACATCATGCTGATAATGAATTTGCTACTCGTATTAAAAAGTATATAAATACTAATCATATTAAACCAGAATCTATACATGATATAGAAACATATAGAAAACAACTAATGTCTCTTATTAAAGAATATTATGAAAATCGTTCTGCTTATTTCATGTCTAGATTTGATGATTATCTTGAAAATGGTACTAATATGGGTATCGATAGTGATGCTATGATTGAATATCTTAAAGAAGATGATAGTAGATTTAATGAATTTATAAAATTTTTATTAGAGGCTCGTAACTTTGGTCGTTCAGCAAAAGAATATAGTTCTGCTATTGCAACAGGTAATAAAGAATTAGATAGTAGTATAAATGATATACTTAATGCTGTATCTAAAGTTCTTTCTAGTTCTAAATTGAATACTTCGTTCCGTAGAGTATTTAATGATTATATTGCAATGCGTTGGTCAGATAATCCTAATGTTCGTTTAGGTATTCTTGATATTAGTGTATCGTTCAAAGATAGTAGTCTTATTGATTCATGGATTTCTAGTATTTATGAAATTGGAAATAAAGAAGTACAAGTAATTGTAAATCGTGTAGAAAATCTATTTAGTCAAGTTTCTCAACTTATTATTCCTGAGCAACAAGATATATTTAATGAAAGATATGACCAAATAATGGCTAGTGGTGCTGTTAATATGGAGAAAATCATTGATTCCTCTACGGGGAAGTTTATACGACCTTTTAATGACAGTTACGTCGAAGATAAAAAGAAAATAGATAATGCTGTTATTGTAGCAGGACAAGCAAGAGATATTGCTAGAAATAATTATTATACTGCATTGGAAAATGAAGAAAGTACTGCACAATATGCTAAAGAGTATGAAACTGCTTTAATAAATTATGCTAAGGCTGACCTTGCAAAAAGCAAATGGTATGCTAAATATGTAGAACAACCTATTGTTAAAGAATATTATGATGAAGTAAATGCTTATAAAGAAGCTATCTTATATAATGACTTTGTTGAAGAATATGGAAAATATTTAAGACTTACTGAAGAGTTGAGTAAACTTCGTGGTAATAAACAACATTACACTATTGAAGAGTCTGAACAAATTCATACTATTAAAGAGGCTATTAGAACTATTGTCAATCCTGCGGCGATAATTGTTATAAATAATAAACGCTTCCCCGTAGAGGAAATAGGTCGTCCATTGACTGTTAAAGAACAAGAACAAGTTAATAGAATAAATGCTCAACGAAAAGCGTTTGAAGAACTTCTTAGAGCAAAGAAAAATATTACTGAAAAATACTTTGATTTTGAACCTAGTAAAGATTGGATTATAACAAGAGATAGATATATTAATATAGTAGAAGAATTTGACGCTAAAAATCCTGATATGGATATTGAGCAAAAACTTCGTAATGCAGAATATGCTAATGCTTATAGTTGGTTAAGAGCAAATACTATTAGAAGTCTCGGTAAGAAACAACAAGCAATAATGAATAATTATCTTTCTGTACTAAATAGTAATAAAGATGTTAATAGTGCAGTTAATAAGATAATTAGAGAAGCAGGCGCTTTTGATGAATTTGGTAATGTAGACCCGACTAAACTTAGTGACGAAGATATTCAGAAAATAAATACTCTTTATACTAAGCATTATGAGCGTATGGCTCAGCATGATGAAACTGCTAGACTTATTAAAGATGTTCCTGCTAGTGCTATAATGAAGAAAGCATATCATGATTTGTTTGCTGGTCTTGTAAAGAAAGATAATGCTGAAAGAGATAATATTATAAAAGGAATTAACGAGATATTGTCAAAAGGTTTAGATAAACAAACTAATTCTATTAGAACTGAATTACTTTGGGCTAATACTACTGTTGAAGAGCGCAGACAACTTGCTAGATTATATGGTGAACTTAGAAATGTTAAAGGTATTAAAGAAAATAGAGAAATATGGGAAGATATTAATAAGCATGTAGTAAGAGTAATAAATGAAGAGGCTTATAATAGAGAAAAGAATTATGCTAAACGAAATCTTACTGGAGAAGAACTTAGATTATGGGATAGAATTTTTAGTCAGATAGATGAAAATGGTTTTCCTGTTGTAGATAAGAAAGGAAACCATGTAGGTAATCCGTATATTTATGGTTATAACAGTATTAGGAAAGAAGAAGAGTTTAATATATATGTAGATGAAGAAAAGACTGCAGCAATTAGATGGATTTCTAATAACACTCGTACAGTAGTTACTGATAAATATCGAAATGCTGAAATAAAGGCTCGTAGAAAAGGTAGTGAATATTATAATAAATGGTTTGAACTTAATCATATTTATAATCCTATTACTCATAAGTATGAACCTCTTAGAATTTGGACTACTTTTGAAGCAAAAGTTGGTATTAGTAAAGCAGAAAAAGAAAGTTTAATATATAATGATGATACTAGTTTTGAAAATGTTGAAGATTTCTTTACAGAAGAAGATGTAGTTTATGGTTATGAACCTACATTTGAACATAATCATCGTATTATTAAACAAGAATATATTAATAAACCTAATGGTAGTGAATATAAATATACTAATACAAATTATCGTGAAAATCATGACGGTGTGTATACTAATAAAGATATTGCTGCTCTTACTGAGGCTGAGCGTAATATGTTAGACTTATTAACAGAATATACTCGTAAATATGCTGTTACTGATAAAGCAAAACGATTTACTGAACAAGGCTATGTTCCTCGTGAATATATAACACCTGTTGATGCTAGATATGTTGCTAAACAAGCAGCAAGTCTTGTAGGTGTTGATTATATTCCTTCTAATAAATCTTGGTATGACGTTTCTTATAATGATGATATTCTTCCTCCTCAAGATATGTATGACATTATTAAAACTAAAGGTTATAAACAATATATGCCGTATATTGAAAAGCCGATGGTTCCTAATGAGGAAAATATGAGAGTTTATAACGAAACTATTGAAGAGATTAAAAAGAAGAACGAAGAGATTAGAAAACATAATTTGGAACTTGAAAAAAATTATCGTAGCAAAGATTATAAGAAAGTATTTAATTCTCTTATTGCTAGTGGTGAAGAATATAAAGTTAGACAAGATTCTAAAAATTTATTATTCTTACTTATAGAGGATTTTAAGGCTAATGATGAAACTTATTCTAACAAAGCAAATCGTAGAAATACTAGAACTGGTAAAATTCTTAGTCGTAATAAAAAGAATATTACTGGTAAAAAATATTTGGAAGAAGAACAAAAGAATACTTTAAATGTACTTATAAATTATGCTCGTAGAAGACTCTATGGTCAGTATAAACAACCTCATCAATTTGCTTCTATTGCCAATATGTTACAAGGTATTACTAGTGCTAAATATATGTATATGAATATTCCGGGTGGTTTTGCCAATGTTTATACAGGTTTTACTAATATTATGAATGAAGCATTTGGTAAAGATTATATAGACCATAAATATCTAAGAGAAGCATTATACGAATATCTTGTTAAAGATGGTGGTTGTCTATCATATATATCTGATTGGTGGAGTGCTGATAAAGTACATTCTAAAAATGGTGCTATTATAGACTTGTTCCAAGTTGTTGATTATGATAGAATATTGAATAGAGAAAGTGGTGAAGATATTAGTACATATATATCTCGTGTACGCGAGATTATGTATTCTCCTCAAAGTATGGGTGAACATTTTATGCAAAACACTGTTTTACTTGCTATGCTCAAATCTCATAGACTATATGAAGTTACTGATTTTAGAGGTAAGAAAGTTCTTAAATGTGGAGATTTTTATAATTATACTTGGAATATTGAACAACAAGCAATGCTTGCTACTATAAATAAAATTGCTACTGAAACAGAACATAAAGATATAGTAAATGCGTATTACGAATTTATAGAATCTAAACGTTCTGATATTAATGAACTTGAAAAACTTGATAGATTTGCTACAAATATTAATGATGAATTCCTTAGAACATTTGGAAATAAATATGAAGAATATGCTAATACTTATATAGGAATTAAAAAAGATATGCTTAAAAATGCTAAAAAGAAATTTGAAGCAAATCAAAGTTTATATGACCAATACGAATTTGTTGATGGTAAACTTAAAATCAAAGCAGATTCTGTATTAGTTGGAAAAGATGGTAAATTATTACCATATTATGGAGCAGATATATTCGGTAAGTTTAGAAATAAAGTTATTAGTGTTAATGAAAAAATTCATGGTGTATATAGTCGTATTGGAGCAGCACAAATTGAAAAATATTGGTATGGTGGTCTTGTAATGCAATATCATAAACATATTTATCCTGGGTTTATGAAGCGTTTTCGTGGTCTATTTAGTAGAGAGTTTTATAGTGAGTTTAGAGATAGTGTTGAGAAAGGTTCTTATGTTAGTCTTTATCAACTATTAACAAAAGAGTTGCGAGATGTTAAAAATAAAGTAACTAATAAAAAGGATGTTGAAGCTATTACTACACTTGACTATATAAATGAAACATTACATGCTCTTGTTACAACTTTTACTAATTTTAGACTTAATTATAATATGATGTCTGTATATGACCAAATTAATGTTAGACGAACACTTGGAGATTTATTAGGAATTGTTGCAGCATTTATGTTATCTGTTGCTATATTTGCTGGTACTGATGATGATGACTTAAAAGAAAGTAATGTATTATCTACTGCTCTTTATATTGCAGATAGATGCTATTCTGAAGCAATTATGTATACCCCTTATGGTATATATGTTGAAGGTAAAACTCTTTGGAGTAGTCCTATTGCTATGACTAACTCTATTGAAGATGTTACAAAAATAGCATTTACTACAATGTCTATACTATTTGATGAAGATTTTAACCCTTACTATACTACTGGTCAATATAGAGGAGAACATAAAATTAAAGTTGCTGCATTGCGTAATGTTCCTGTATATCGAGTTTATAATCGTCTTAGTCGTATGACTAAAAATAATAAGTATTATCGTTTAGGTGATACAGGTATTACTAAATTTGCAAGAACTACTGCTGACTATATTAATCCGGATTAACACAATAGTCTAGATTAAAAAAAAGACCCACGATAGGATTTTATTCCTATTCGTGGGTCTATTTTTATTAGTGTTACTAATTATAGTAGAGGTGTCTTTTTCTTTGCGGCTGGCTTGTCCGACTTAGTAGATTTTGATTTAGTAGCTGTTTTTAGCTTATTGCAAGCCTCAATCTGTTTGGATATACAATCCAACTGATTTTGAGTATCTTTCAGTGTGGAACTAATTTTAGCTAATTCCTTATCACTAATAGTCTTAACATCAAGATTAGTATCTCCAAGTACTTGCTGAATACTAAAAACACATTCTTTAATATCATAAAGTAATTCATCATTAATATTAAGATTTCTTTCCTTATTAGCATTACGAACAGTATTAGAAATATAAGTTATCATATCTGTAAAACTATTCGCCATACAATTAATAAGTTCTTTCTTATGAGCATCATTATCTTTATGAACATATGTAGTAATATTGTTAACTATATTATCATATTTTAATTCAATAGTATCTAACACTGTTTTAAAGTTAGAAATAGTATTCTTTAAATCTTTAATAGTTTGGTAAATACTATTAATATGACTGTAAACATCAGTAGTATTTTCACTAAATTGATTAAAACCGCCAGAGCATAAACTTCTAAGATTATTAAGTCTCTTATTAAAGTTTAAATACAATGTTACATTAAATGCTAACAGCACAATTAACATTACAAACATTAAAATAATTAGCGTTTTCATTGTTGTTTTGTATTTGTTTTATTTTTGTTACTTTTATGTTTTCTTGCTATACTAGTAGCGCAGTATTTAGTATAATTTTCGATAACTTTAATATGATTATCATATATACTATAAATAGTTTTATCTAATTCTTGTATTCTATTAATGCAACTTAAACTATTATTAAGTATAATGTCTAATCTATTATCAATAAAATCTATCTTATTATCAATAGATTTTATTTTATTAGCAAGTTCTATAAGTATCTCTCTAACAAATTTAATAGAGATAATATACATACATATAAATCCTATACATAATAAGACTAGTATAGCAATTAATAAAATATTAACTGATTCCATAATATTATTCTACTTTTATTTCTTTATTATTATTTTTCTTTTTAGTACAATTAATCTCTTTAATACTCTTATCGATATGTTCTTCAAATTCAACTAAATCCTCAGAAAAAACTTTTAAAGATTCAAGAACAATTTTAAGGGCTTTATAATAATAATTTTCACTCTTCTCAATAGCAGTCTTAGTAAAATTACAATGTTGATTACCTATCTGATTTATACAATCAGTATATTCATTAGACAACTTATTAACTAGTTCCTTAATATCACTCATAAAATATTTTAGATGTTTTTCATGAGCAGTCATACCATTCGATATTATAGCATCTATATTATCACGCATTCTATTAAGCTTTTTAGTAATATAAACTTCATAAAATACAAGCCAAAGCACTATACAAATTAAAAGAATCAAAATTGCAAGTTCCATAAGTTTTTAAATTTTTAATTATTTTATGTGTTAAATGATTGTTCTTCCTCTACGGGGAAGCAACATTAGTTCCCCCGTAGAGGGAAACATTGCCGTCAGGTTTATCCAACCTTTGCAATATTTAGTACAAGATTACCTGCTAGACTAATCTTACGAGACTTATCTCCATATAAAAGACTATCCATGCGTTTAGTACCTGTAACATTATCTACATTAGAATAATATCCAGAAACCGCATTATATAAACCCCAACCAGTTCCAAGAATTTCTTTCTGTCCAACTCCCATATGATAGTAATCGTACATAGAAGAAATTACATTAACTTTCTTAGTACTAATGTTAGCATCGCACATTGTATCATAATCTTTATAAATAACTTGCATAGGATTATGTCCTGTATTACCTAATGCTTGATATTCAGAATCATTAAGAATAAGACGAGTGAAATAATCTGCTGCTTGATTATCACTAACTTTAATCTTATTCATAATATTAAATTGAGTATTTAAGAATTGAATATTCTTATTACAAATACCAAGAATTTCTTTAGCGTACATAATATTTTCATGTACAGAAGAAGTATGACGGAACGATACATAACTATCAGCATTGCGAATAGCAGCATTCAAAGTATTTTGACAAATAATACGAATAGGAGTTAATAGTATTTTAACACCAGTAGAACCATCATGAGAAGTAGTAAATACAAGATAATTTTCAACAGCATCTCCATTTACTACAATATAATCAGGTAATTTAGCGGATACAAATATACGCTCACCATTACCAAAATAACCAGCAGTTTGCCAAATAGCACTATCTTTTCCAATAGCATCATCAAAGAATTTGAAAGCATCAATATTCTGCACAGGAGTATATCGTTCTTTAACAACACCAAGAGGTATGTTATAATCTGTACGATATACACCATAAGCATTAGGACATTCTACATATAAATCAGAACTGTGAATAAAACCTTTTGTAGCCTCATCTTTACGAACAGAATTAAGTAAAGGTATTTTAGCAACTAATTCACATTTATCAACAGTCCAATTAAGTTGTGCTTTTTCAATAACTTCAGCGGCTGTTGTACAATCTTCAACATTTACAGCACCATTATACTTAAACGGTGCCCCTTTCACTAAGTATGCCATCTTTATCAACTGTAAAATGTTTATGATATTTGATAATTATAGAAGAATTATTATTTTCAATTAACTCTTTCAGTTCATTAACAGTATGTCCAGTAAACCATTGAATATGTTTTCTATGTAGATAATTTTCATCCCAATGATTATAAAGATGTAATCGATGATTGTTATCAATAGAAGCAATTATATTGTTCTTACTTTTACAATACATAGTACATTTAAGAGAAGCCTTGTTTCTATCATCAATCACATTAAGATTTTTATCAAAAACATAATATGTTTGAGTGGGAGTATATCTATCTATATAGAATTTATCATTATTACTATTATCTATCTTCTTCATATTATTTAGAATTATTTTTAATTTTTTCATATTTACGAAGACTAAACTTTCTATTTTTAATATCAGTATCAACAAAATGTTCCATTTCATAAGTATCTAGAAGTTTAGCAAGTGTAGGTTCTCTATGGTCTACTATAAAAATACAATCTTGTGTATTATTTTCTTTATAAAACATTAAAATACTAGCAGGAATAGTAATTATTTTAGGAATATCATACAATTCTCCATATACTTTAATATTTTTGAAACGATAAGCATCACCTGTTACTATACCTCCTTTATATACATATATAGTAAAATTACATTTAGTATAGCTTTCTTTAATTTCAATTTCCCTAAGAGCATAATCTTCATATATATGTCTAACATGAAAATTATATGCCATATTATTTATTATATTACCGTCATTATCTTTTGTTAATACATAAGACTTTTCATGTTTCCCCGTAGAGGAAAAACAATCCTTAGTTATTTTAACACTAGATATAGTATTATATAAAACATAATGTTTAATAAAATCACAAGCAAAAACAACATTTATTGGATTTTGTAAATCTTCTTCTACAATAGTACAAGCAAATTCATTAATAATATCTAATACCTCTTTTTTATTTATATGAGTACGAAAATAATCAAAAAGTTTTTTATCTAGATGATTATCAATAAACCAATCTAAATCAAATTTAGTAAACGAAAACATATGTTATTTTATTTGAAGATTGTTTTTATTATTGATAGAAGCAACAGTACTTAGAGGATGCCCATCACTATCACAAGCAGCAGCAGATTGTTTCATATTAGTCTTGCTTATAGCAGGATTAATACTAAAATTAGGTTTAGAAGCAATAGCTTTAATAAGATGTTTTACACCATAAAGTTCTACAAAATTTAGACTGCTATATTCAATAGTAAGAGGAATACTATATAAGTCTGTAATAGTAAAAGGAATACAATCTATATCTTTTTCAATACATATCTTTCTATATATCGAATTAATAGCATTTAACATCTCAATACCATTATATTCATATTCATTGCAATTAGTTATATCATTGTCTGATATAAATCTAATAATACATTTAATATAATCATTTACACGCTCCTCATCAATATTAACACTACTAGACGAACGAGTACTTAATCTACAAGTATCCAAATCAATTACATAATTACCGTTCTTTGTAGCATCACCGAATAAACGGACTGCATTGAGAACACTTTCTTTAATTCGGTCGAGAGTATTCTCACGACTTTTACGCAATGAAGAAACACGCTTTTCTTCACATTTACAAGCATCTATTTGAGCAGTCATTTTGTTAATAACTGCTACATAACTTGTTAATTTCTCTCGAAGATTATCTTGTCCAATAATAAGTCTTTCTTCAAGTTCAGGAGTAAATTCTCCACCATTGTCTTCTAATGTAGCAATTACATCAAGAAGTTCTTGTTCAATGTTATACAATGAGTCCATAATTTTGTTTATTTATTAAGTGCGTTATTTATATATTCTGCAATAATTTTTGCATTAGGATGAGGAGCACCGGTAGTGCCATGAAGGCGCAAATCTAATATATGTTGCCACTCTTCATAAGTATAAGTATAGACTACTTCTGTTCTAGTACCAAGAGGAAGAACTTCTCTTGCTTCTTGAGCAGTAAGTTTACAATATTTAGTAAGTAACATATAACCTATTTCGTCTATCTTATACATTAGTCTAATAATAAATTTAGCAAATTTACTAATTTTATTATGACTAGCACTATTCATAAATGTAATTTCATTACCAAATTTATCTTTGGAGAAATTACAATAACGAGTAGACATTTCTGTAATATTATTAGGAGAAACTCTATTAAGTTCTCTACTAGTACTAATTTCAGTTGTTACAGCAAATGTATATCTACGAATAGGTTTAGTATTAGGATAAACAGCAAATTCATCAGTAGTTACCATATATTTGTGCATAGTTGATAATTCAGCATCTTTTATATGTTCTAAATAATATTGTCCATTCATTGCAATATAAATAAATTTAGAATCTCTAACTACATTAACAACATGCATAGAATATTTAGCAGTATTACATAAATCTAATACATATCGTCTAATATCTTTATAATTATTAGTAGGAATTACATAATAAACAGTACCATGACGAAAAACATTATAATGTCCATCATGTCTTAATCTATTAAATAAATTAGCATCATATGGTGTACTTTCATAACTTGTATTTCCATATGATATACGAGCACATTTAGCAACATGAGATATAAAATTATCTTGTTTTATGTAATATATTTTAGCACATGTAGTTTTCATAATCGTTCCTTGTCTTCTGTCATTATTTGTAATATTGTAAAGAATAGTTTCATTAAAGTACCATCATTTTTAATTACATTATCAATAGGTTCTAGTATTTGACCATTAGAAGAATGATTAAACTCTTGTTGTTTATTTGGTCTATCTATATAAATAATTTTACTATGAACAGATAGTCTTCTAACAGCACGAATTTCTTCATCAAATCTACAATCAGCAATAGTTAAAAATTTATTAGTATATTGTTCAAATCTAGCACTAACAGCTGATAATGTAGAACGAATCCAAACATTATTAAATAATCGTTTTCGGCACAAATCTGTACCAAAATATTGCATAAGTGTACGAAGAGTAAATATAGGAACTTGTCCAGTAGGAAGAGTATCATTAATAATATCATTCAAATCTTTTTCATAAAAATCATTAATATCAACAACTCTAAAATATCTTTTATCAACAGCATTCCTATCAATAAAAGAATTAGTAGACATACAATAGTATTTATTGTCCTTATATTCTCTATTATCTAATAGTTTTCTATCAATACCAAATATGATAGATAGAGAATCTTTAAGACTATCTGCAAAATGAAATATATAAGGTTTTAGAGGAGAATCATCTTTCACAACTTCGGGTTTATAAAAACTTTCCCAATCTTTATAATTAGCCCTAACAGTACCAACTTTTGCAATATAACAAGCCATACTTGCAGCGGTATCTTTACCAGCATTGGCTTTACCAGCGAAAACATAAATAGTTTTGTTCATATTTTAATTTTATGCAAATATACAAAATTTTTTTGAAACCAACAAAATATATTATGAAAAATTTTGAATTATTTTTGTCCGTTCTGCGAGCGTTTATGCACTTTTGATAGGATAGGCTTGCAAGTGTATCTCAGTGCAACATAGAGCCAAAAATAGCCATTTAGAGCCAAAATCCAACATATAGTACCTAATAAAAAATAGGTAGTGAATAATACTCCACTACCTATATTATATCAAATAACTTTATAAATATCATATTCATCTTTACTTTCAACATAAGTAACAATTATATTACCTCTTGCATCAGTTTCAGACATTACATAATTCTTAAAGTCATTATGAAGAATAGCCTTATAACGACCATAGCAATCTCTTCGTAACTTTCTGCAATGTTCACTAATTGCATCAGTACTTAGTATAAGATAAAATTCTTTATCATTAGTATCAGCATTATATTGAGAGCATTCAATATAATAATTATATTTTATATGACTCCTAAAATAAAGAAAATTTCTTTTCTTATCATAAAAAGGTTTTTTAGCATTTGTTACAGGAGCCTCTATATCAAATGTATAAAGTTCCATAACTAATCATTACTTGTCAGGAATAATAAATGTATGTTTAACATGGAAAGGAACTTGATTAACTCCACTTCTTTCACCATATTCTACATACATCATTTTGCCAATATACTTCTCTTTGTTTTTAAGTATATTTTCTTGATAATCAATGGAACCTCCAACATGTACTTCAAAAGTAGCCCCATTAATATCATTAATAAGAAGAAAAATAGGGATATTATGCCTAATAGGTTCTGGGTAAATATCTTTAATTTTGAATTTTCCATCTGTACTCCTCTTAAATTTAATCATACTAGCATTTCTTGCGCCATATTGATAATCTTTATTTGGATTACGAATAATAAGACCTTCAAATCCGTAATCTATAAAGTTATTACGCCAATTAACAGCGTCTGCTTCATTAACAATATCATAATCTTCTAATGTTACTAATCTCTTCTTATTTGATAAATGGTCTTGAACAGTATTAGTTATAAACATAAAATCTTTAAGATAATCATATCGTAACTCCATACGACAATTATAACAAGTATCTTCAATAGCAATATCATAGCACCAATATTGAATAAGTTTATTCTCAGGACATTTAGGGTCTTTAACAAAATGATTGATTTCATTTATACTATGACCCGGAAGATAAAGTTCACCATCAAGAACAAGTCCATCATTAATCATAAGGGATAATAGTTCTGTTGGTAAAACACTAAGAAGATACTCTTCTAGATTACTAAGACTATTCCAATAAGTTCCTTCACGAGATTGGAAAATAAGTTTAATAGGATTAAACATATCTCCAACATTTTCTTTAGCACTAATAAAACAACGCAATCCGTTAATTTTATATTGCCCGTAGAAGAGAGGACATTTATTAAATAGTTTATTATTAGTATTGTCAAATGTTTTAGCAAGCATTGGAAGTACAGTATTATCACCACTAGTACGAATAACAGGAAGATAAGTATTAACATAATCAAATAAAGATATATCTGCTGTGTTTCCCTCTACGGGGAGTTGAGTATTATCTTTAATTTCAGTAATATACTTATATCCTTGTTTTCTTTTATCAGCAATACGGGAGTTAAATTCAGTTTCCCAATATTTAAGAGAAACAGGATTGATAGTAGAAATAACTTTACCATTTGGCATTATACCATGAGATATTCTAAAAGCATGAATATCGCTATCATAGCCTATTCTCCAAAAGCATGGTATCCCATTATTATTTCTACGATATAAAGTTACTGTTTTAATATTAACATCCATAATGTTATTTAATTTTAAAACTAAAAGTCATATGTTCCATAGGAACAACATTACTTTTAATTCTTTTTTCTTTTTTCTTAGGAGAGTTAAGTTCTTTTAGTTTATCACCATCAGAACTAGTAATTTCTTCACCTGTATTAGTATTTATATACATATAAACCTTTTCTCCAGTAAATAAATCTAATGTTTCTCTAACAATCCAAGGCTCGCTAGATTTTTTAGTTTTATTCTTTTTAGGTTTACTAACAGGTTTTTGTTTTATAGTACTTTCAAATGATACATTATGAGCATGAATTTCAGAAATTCTTTTAATATATGATTGATACTCAATAGGATTGACAAGTTTGTTACAATAATAGATTAAATCTGACATATCGCTATCATATTTGTAACAACCTATTTTAGTTTGAGGCATATTACAAATAAGTTTAGTACAATCTATACTAATTAGTAAATTATCAATAATATTTATTAAATCCTCTTGTGTTTCAAAAGGCTTAAGCCTATCAAATCCAATACGACTTCTATTAGATGTGTTAATATTATAAACATCATATTCATTAGTCAAAGGATTTATAAACTTTAATTCAAATTTCGTCTGTTCCATATTCTTTTATAACAGTATTTTTGTCATAATCAAATATAGATATTCTTACTATATCTTTAATTTCATTACTGTCATTATTAACCTGTAATTTATTAAAGATTCGCTCATAACTAGTATTTATTTCATCTTCGTCATTACTAACAATAGATGTGATTTGCTTGTCATTAACAGATACTTTAAGTTCATATCTATTAATTTCAAAACAGTTCTCGAGCGACATTTGTACCTCCTTTTAGATTATAAATAATAACTCTTTCAGGTTTTCCTATACGACAATGACAAAATTCAAAGTTCTTAATAGGATTAAATGTACTATGATAAGTATAGCGATTATTTACAGCAATTTCTTCAGCATTCTCATAATCAATACAAGAAGGCACTATATTACCTTCGCTATTTACAAGATTTTTACCAATTATAAACTCTCGGTCTTCTGGATTATTAATATTAATTTCACCATAACTAACAATATTACGTTGGTCTATAATATTATTATAAGCAGTTTCAAAATATACACGCCTTTTATTACTTACAAGTTCATCAATAAATGCTTCTTGTTTTTCGGTAATACTCTCCATAATAGTATAAATATTATTACGACCTTCATTAGAATGGCAAAGCACTATCCTCTTGCACTTTCCCAAAATCGATTTCCTTAGTTCCATAATTTTTGTTATTAATTAAGTCAGTTATTTTATCATAAATATATTTAATACCAAATTTATTATAATACTCTGCAAAATCTTTACATCCAGAATTAGATGGAATAAGCAGTGGTTGAATATTATAAGTATTTCTAAGCCATATAGCCTCAGCAATTCCTGTTCTATCATTATCCATTAGAGATATAATTTTACCATTGACATTAAGTTTATTATTAAGCCAATTATATTCATAATCTCTAAGACGATAAGTCTCATGAGGAATATTTATGACGCCTATGCTCACATTTACTTCCCCGTAGAGGGAATTGATACTATTAATGACACAACCTATACTTAATCTATCTTTTGAAGATTTAGTAAGAATAATATAATCATAATCTTTTTTGTTCAAATTATGAATACCTTCTAAATGATTACTATTAGTAATAAAACGAGCATGATGACTTTTATCTCGTAGAGGAAAGTATAACTTAAAACTATTAATATCGTTTCTATCCTTACCTAAATAATATGCGTAACAAGGGTCTGAATAAGAATAATAATATTTAGGTTCAGGATTAACATTTTTATTTATATAGAATTGTTCAACTGGATATACAAAGTTAATATTTAGGAATTGAAGAGTAACACCAAATTGTTTCCAATATCTAGCATCATCTTCATTCCATTGCCTAGTAACAATATCTATTACAGGCTTTTGTTTCTTAATAGATATTATGGCGGTATCTATCGACTTAATAAGATTTTCATCTCTAGCCTCACCATAAAATATATCTTTGAAAGTAAAAGTTATATGACGTAGAACTGTAATAAAATCTTGTTTATTATTAACCTGTATATTTCTATTATAAATAGTAGAAATAATTAAAGCAACAATATCAAAACAATCACCCCAGATATATCCTGCAAAATCTCTAAATTTGAGCATACCTTTGCTATTATATCTAAATCCGCAAGTAGGATGTCTATCCCATCGTAAAGGAGAAATAATAAGTTCTCCTGTGTTAATGCAATACTTAATAGTATCTATATTAAGATTAAGATATGTAGCAAAAATAGTCTCTTGAGATACATTTTCTAAAATGTATCTTTTAGTAAGTTTAGTGGAATTAATAGTTCTACCCATAAAAGTAAAAAAAATACCCTACTAAACATTACTATTTAGTAGGGCATAATAATTAACAATTCAATGTTTTAGAAAGGCATATCTTCAGCAGCATCTAAAGCAATGTTTTCTTGAAAATCACTACCGCCCATAGGCATTGTAGGAGCAATAGGTGCACCACCAATTCCGGGAATAGTAGGAGCCTTAGGTTGCTTGCTCTCAATATTCATAGGACGAATTGCTTCTTTAATGCTATCAAGACGAATAGCAGGAGTAGTTTGTTGAGAGAAAATCTCAATACAGCCTTCTCCTACAAATGTTGGGAATGCAAGTTCACCATTAGCAATAGGTTGCCAACCCTTCTTAGGAGTCTTATTATAACGAATAAGTTTAATCCAAACAGGAATATCCTTACCGTCAAGAGTACGGTAAACAGGTTTACCATCACGACCAGTAGTAAGCATATTAGCGAAATTCTCGAACAAAGTAGTCCAAGAAGCAATAACATCTTCTACTGCCACAGGAACATATTCGCCGTTCTCATCGAAATCTACATAACTAAGACTAAGTGCATCAGACTCTTCCTCAGTAAGTTCACGACCTTTAAGAACATATACATTAAGTATATGTTTAAACCAATCAAGAACAGCATTAACTTGCCACTCTTTCTTACCACCCGGAATAGTATCTACATTAGATTCTACAGCAGTGAAAGAAATTGTAACATAATGGCGCTTAGCAGCATCAGGCTCATTACTTGCAAAAGTAATAGCAATACGCGGAATTTGAAGTCCATTGAAACTTGGAAGACCGGTCTTATCCTCACCAATAAGAATTTTACTTACGACAACACTGTCAAGATGAGCGATAAAAAGACCATTAGGTTTAGCAAGTTCATGACTAAACTTTAATCGTTGTGTTCCACGAGCTGAGGCTATACCACGCCGAGCAACTTTACTAGGTGCTTCTTGCGCATTAGGAGCACTAGCAACTTGAGTTTTGTTTTCCATAAAATTTTATGTTTGTTTAGTTATACAAAAATCCGACCGAAAACCTCAAATATCTCTCAGTTTTCGGTCGGCTTATCGTGCTATTTATTTAGCACTAAGAGTAGCAGTTGATTACTCAGCGTCTTCCTCAGAAGTACGAGCAGGAACCTTATCTACATACTCACCGAGTACAAGAGCCTTAACGGTAACATCCTCATAGCCATTGCTGATAACAATGTCTTGAACCTCGTCAAGATTAAGGCTATAAACACGGTTTTTCTTGGTAGCCTCATCTCCCAAATCAACTTTCATTTGCTTCCAAACATTGGAATCAGTAAAGTTCAGAGGAAGACCAGTACCTGTAAGACCAGCGGGGTTAGCAGTCTTAGAACCCTTAACCTTAACAATGGTCTTACCAACTACAAAGCCGGCAAGAATATCGATTTGCTCCTCACGAGTAATACCCTCACGAGTAAGAGCATCAATTACTTCTTGCTCACCACTCTGCATTGCACTTTCGTACATCTCATCAAAATGAGCAGTAGCAAACTTAGTCTTATCACGCTTGGTAAGACGCTCGGTAGTGTCTTTTACATTACCCTTAGCATCATACTCGGTGATACCCTTAGCAACAGCCCACATATCAAACTCTTTGTGGATTGCAACAACTGCTTCAGGAGTACCAAACTCAAGACCTTGCTCCTCACAGAAAGCAACAAGAGTTTCATCCTTAGCAGCAATAGCGGCATCGATATTAGCAAGATTGCTAATAAACATAACATTCTCACCAGGACGAATACCAAGAGCACGAGTTACAGGAGCGGTAAGACGGAAGTTACCCTCAGTAGAAGTAGCAACGAGTTGGGGTTCAACACTAGTGTTACGCTGACCAGCATTAACTGCTGCAAATCCAAATTGAAGTTTTTTCATAACTGTAAAAGTTTTAATTAATTAAACAATATTGTTTTTAATTTGAGGAATAAAAAAATGTTAATTAACCTCTTCAACTTCCTCATATTGACCAAGGTCTTCATTGTTAAGTTCTTTACCGCTAACAATCTTTAATTCGGTTGTTTCCATAACACCAAATAGAATATCTGATGCTATATCACGAGCGGCAAGAGTAAAAGCTCTATGTGAAATTAGTACTTTTGGATACTTTTTATAAGTATCTTTTTCAAATAATCCGGCAGCATTAGCATCGCTATAACTGAAACGACCAATAGAGGTAACTTCTTTACCATTAACAGACCTCGTTAATTCATATTCTGTTACATAATCAACAGGAATAGCGGGGACGCGATATACGGCGATACGACCTCCATTGGTAATTTCAGTAATTTGAGCACGATTAATAGCAATACCGAATTGTTTAGTATTAAGTTGATAATCCTTATAAGTATTTCCCTTAACATCTTTATACCATTTTACTGGATAGACATACATATGTTCTTGTGTTTTATCAGCAGCAGCTAATTCTTCAGCATCCTTTTGAGTATTACAACGAACAACATATTCAGGAAAAGAACCATCAACATAAACATTGATACCGTCTGTATATTCATACAGAGGTTGATAATCTTTAAGACATCTCCAAGTACAACCTGCCCTCGATAACAATGCTTTAACAACATGAATATCAACACCTGTTTTTCCATTAATAACATGAATGTGTTCTATACAAGTACTAAAAGGTAAATTCAAATCTTGCGCTCGCATGAGAATAGCAAGACCATCATTAACACTCTTAATACCTCCTTTATCGCTACGCATAATTTTTGTTAGAAAATTCTCAGCAGCGACTAGTTGCCTTTCATCAAAAAGATTAAGACCGCCAAAAGCACCAAGTTCTTGTTTAGGAAGATGTTTAAGTTCACTTTGTTTATCAACAAGATTAGGAGATTTAACATCTTGTTGAGCAACTTGATTACTACTTTCTTCACTCATCTTGTCAAAGACCATTATTACTTAATTGCACTACAAAGATACAACTTTTTTCTGAAACTACCAAACATTATCACAATTTTTTTACGAAAAAGTGTAATTTTCTTCAAAATCTTTTATTACATGGATATTTGCGGGCATATTTAATTCATACATTTTCTTTTCCTCAATCGTATTCTCAGTAAATAGTCTATGTGTAATTAGATTATTAGTAAATTTTATATCACTAAATCTATTCCTAACCTCGACTATTGTACTGCTACTGCCATCGGTGAAAATTACTATATCTACTGCTATTTTTAGCTTGCTATCGCTCGAAAATTTAGCAGATAATACATTTATACGACCTGAATTAAACATGCGCTCATATTGACTACTAATAGCCTTACTTTTGATTATTTTAGGCTTTCCTTTGTTAGCACCAGACTGCCAAAGTATAGGATTACCATAAATATCAACAGCAACCATATCATCAATACAATCGTGATATTCTCCACAAATATCTCCATATTCAGTATTCAATTCATTAGCAATTTGCTTAGCAAATTCGCCATTCTTGGATAGAATAAGAATTTTCTTATCTCTATTAGTACTATATATTTCTTTAATAACAGCAATCTTATTACTATTATTAAGTAGTATATTTCTTCTTTCGGCAGATATATTAAAGAAGGTAACTGCTTTTTCAAATAAAGCATTAGGATTGTAAATCTCATCAATTTGTCTATTATATTCTACACTCATATCAAGAGTATCACTCCAACCATTTTTAACTGCAAGATTCCATCTAAATTCAGATGAACTAATATTTGCAGTAGGATTACCTTTCTTGGCATATTCTATATTTTGAAGGTTCTCAAAAATAGAAATAGTAGTATTTATATATTCAGTACATTTATCATAATGTTGTTTATCTTCATCAGATAAAGTTACACTATGCCAATGTTCCTCTACGGGGGAGTAGATAAGTTCTCTTTGAACATCACTTTTATTAACAGAAACAGGAATATCTTTCAATACATTTCTAATTCTATTAACAACATTCTGATTTACAATATGTTCAGTAAAAATACATAAAGTAAATTTTGATTCCTCCGCAAGTTTAAGTACAGTATTACTATTAATATTACCAAGAATAATAGTATATGAATATACATAATGATACTGAGGTTTAATATAATCAGCACTAATTATCTTATAATCAAAACTATTATTAGGATATATATTATTAATAGTATCAATAATATCTTTTCTATAAGAATACTCAGATATTACAATAAACACTTGTTCGTTAGGATGTTTATTACTGTAAGAAGCAATACAAGCAACAACTAATTGAAATGGATTAAAAGGTTTAAGACAATAAACACTTCCTTTCCCTCTATTAGATTGAAACCCCCGCATAACTTCATTTATATACTTTTCATTCGCAGTCATCAAATAAACTATTATACATCCCACTATATTTATTTATAATACTCTTACCAGATTTAGTACCACGAACATTATTAGGTTTAGTATTAGGACTAATACCTAATGCAATAGGGTCTATAATCTTGCAAGCAGCATTATAATAGTATTGATAATTAATATCTCTTTTGTAAATAGGAATATCATCTAATGTATTCAGAACAATTACTTTCTGTCCTGCACATAAACTATTCATTTTATCAGTTATATTAGCAATATTACCATTCTCATCAATATAAGCATCTACTTTCTCATCTGCTTTCAATACCTTTAACAGACTACCTCCATTATTAGCAACATAAAATCTATTATTATGTTGCATTAATTTACTACCACTACTATCATTATATATAACAGCGAACTTCTTATTAACATTCTGAGTTTTACAAAAATCCAAAATGTTAGTTGCTTCATATAAAGTATCTAATATAGGTTTTCCTTTAAGGAAATAATTAGAAACAGCAAGAGCAACAATAGGCATATCGTAGCCTTTCTGTAAATCGGTAGCATACATCAAAGGATTCATATCTCCCTTATATGTAACTTTACCATTAAGTTCTTTTGCTATATAATTATTAATATCTCTGTTAATATAACAACTATACTCTTCAGCGTCAGCACTAAGACCTGTCAATTTCTTCCAATTCTCAGAAATAGTATCAAATATAGCTTTTTTACTTTTATACAATTTCACAACTATACCATCAGTATTAGCACTAATAACTTCGATACCATTTAATTCAAGTTCTTCACAGAGCATCATAATCATTAATTGACCATTAATAGTAACTTTAAGAACAGCCAATCTATCATATAAATCTCCATAACTAAAACCTAATTTACCGTAAATTGAATTAATAACAATCTTTAATACTTGTGCAAGAATATCTTTGGGAATACCATCTATAAAATCTTCATCGCTATGTTTTGCTTGGATACGAGTATCTCTTAACCATCTAATAAGTTTGACAAATACTCCCTGATTTAGATGCTCAGGAGCAATAGCATATTCAACCATAATACTAGGATAAAACGACGAACTTTAATCTTATGTCTTTCAACATAAGCCTGACTATATCTTATTTTCTTTGTCTTGCTTTTATATATCCACTAGTAAGAATATCGCCATTATCATCTACATATCGCCATATATAACCGTATGCAGTTTTTTATTACCATTACAACAAGAAAGTATTACACTTCTTGTATAATATGCAAAGAAAATCTCTCTTTTCCCAAAACAAATAAGAATATTTGTTTCAGTACTCCTTTCGGATAGTCGATGAACCTTACTATTGTTATATTTCACAATATAACGAGTAGTCTTGGCTGCTGATTGTCATATAATAATAGTTTTTCAAGCATTCACACTTAGATTTTCATCTTATGTTGTAGCACTATTATCTTCACGATGTTCCAGCAATTAAAAGAGTATTTATGGGGCACCTCGTCACCAATGTCCCAATGCACATAAATATAACTATCATCTTCGATTTCATCCCATCCTAATTCAACAGCGTTGCTTCCCCGTAGAGGGATAGCATCACTTTGATTTAGAGGAATAATCTTACTAACTAGTTCTCGAGGAGTATCTTTACTATGAAGACCTCCTGTAGCAATACTATAAGATAGTTTACCAATGACAACATTATAATTAAATGCAGTTTTGCCAATAGAAGTTATTATAACCTTTTTCATATCTTCAAGCATATCCTGTAAAGGTTTAGTCTTAAATTGTATGAAAGGAAATATAACTCTATTAAAAGATAGTTTAGTTCTTTCGGTTTTCTTGCCTCTCCAAGCTTGAGGTGAAAGACCACTAAAATCAGAATAAAACTTTACAAACAAAGTATCTGCTATATTACTACGAGAACTACTCAAAACATTAACACCATAAGACTTAGAAATATTATATCTAAGTTTTATCTCATCCATATAAAGTCTTATCATTTCACATACAATAAAAACATCATTCTTATTATAGTGCATCATCGCTGGTATCCACTCTGGTATTATAAGTCTATCCCATTTACTAACAAGACTATTAATCTGATTACAATTCATACCTTTGAATCTTTTAATTCTCTGATATAAATTAATATCTAAATCAGATATAGGAGGTAGTTCATGTTCAAGTAATTCATACCATTGTAGATTTATACTAGTTTGTTTAAGACTTTTAGGAAAATAAATGGTGTTACCGTCTTTATCAACTCCTTTACCACATTTGTTAAGAGCAAATATAGTCATAACATCTACATTAGTATAAGGTAAATGATATTGTTGAAGTTGATTAAGTTGATAATCATGTTTTGCTAAATCAGGATTGTTTTGCATATTAATTATATGAACAGAAGTTTCATACAATTTCATAATTAATTCTGATGTAGTATTCGTAGTATTAGCATACATTAAAAATGCAGCAATCATAAGTTTATCATATCTAGCACTATTGTAACCAAATAAATCACTTCTAATTGCTATATTTTTATCGTCTCTATGTGGTCGTAGGTTACTGAAAAAACCTAACATAGTTAGTAATTGACTATCATCAGTATCACTAATCCAAAATTCATATGATTTTACTTTATTAAGTCTATCTTTAATTTCTTCAACAGAATATTTTTGTACTAAAGGAATAGGAGTACGAACTTCTTTTCCTTTTTTAATACTTATAGTACAAGCATCATTGAATATATTAAGATAATCCTTAATATCTATAATAGTAACACTAAAAAAGTTAGGTAGAACTTCCACATCATAAGCATAAGAATTAATCATTCTTAATAGGAATATTATATTTAGTTAATAGTTTCTTAAACTCATTAACAAAATGAGCATAAGTTACTTGATTTTTACTTTTATACATAGTAATAGTGCTCATACAATCAAAATTTCTTTTACCTAATAAAGTATTTGGAATTCTAGCTTCAGATTGCATATATAACTCTAATAGTTTTGAACCAACAAATACTACATCGACAATATTTGTAATCATACATAATTCATCATGTAATATATTAGCACAACATTTTATACAGTCATAATTAAAACCAATTTGACCATTAGTATTACATCTGATAGAATAAGTTATATAGAAATTATCATATATACTACTACCATCTTTAACAAGTTCTTTATATAACTTGTCTAGTATTATGGCATCATTTGTGTTTCTAACAACGATAACAGCATTGCCATTTATATTACCATTACCTGTTCTAACTTGTTGGTCATCTTTTGCATATAGTCTGTATCCACACTTTCTACATGCATTTATGTTTTTAACAAAATTTCTAGTAACGGTATAGCCATTGTATAGATAAGCATTAGTTACCATAAGATAAGATTAATTGGTGTTTACTTCTAGAACAAGCAACATATAGTCTTCGTAGCATATCATTAGTATCAGTATATGGTCTACCATTAGAATCATATACTATATTATTGACATCCACAAAAACATTTTCATAAGTAGAACCTTGACTTTTATGAGAAGTTATAGCAAAACCATAATCCAAATCTCTATTAAATATTATACGACCATCTCTACCAATAATATTAGTAGCAAGCAGATATTTCTTCTTAAAATTGTAATAATTCTTCCATAGACCGGCTCTTGTACCACCGGTAGCATGTTTAGCCTTATCTATAAGGGTTTGAAGAACTTGTACATATTTTTGCAAAGTATAATTATCTCTATGGTCTATAACAAACAGAGGTTTAGTTATCTTTCCACCATGAACTAATTGGAACTTAATAAGAAATCCTTTGAAATTATATGTATTATCAACAAAATTGACAATATCGTTAATAATATATTCCTCGGAATTATTAATAATAGTTTCAAGAAATTCATTAACAATAGTTTCATAAGACATTATCAAATCATTTTTAGTGATAATAGACTTATCACTATCTTTGATAATACTATTTCTTATATAAGTATTCCAACTTGTTACACAAGCATTAGTATATGCTATAATTCTATACATATCAATATTTTTAGTATAATCTTCATTAGAGAAACTCATATCGATAGCATTCTTAAACTCCATAGGACTACAAATAGAATAACCTTCTCCAATCTCATTATATACATTAGCACCTTTGTTTTTACTAATATATGTAAGGAAATTGAATGTATTATTCTTAATATCATCTCGTAGAAGTTCAAGTAAGTAATTAGTAGGATTAGTATGATTTTGACGAACAATTTGTTTTAATTCAAACACCTTATAACATCTATCAAATGCTATACTCTTATTTTCATTTACAGGTGCTAATTGAGAACTATCTCCAATAAAGATAACTTTAATAGATAACTCTCTACACTTATTGCAAATAAAAGTAACAAGTTTAGCAGGGAGCATAGACGCTTCATCAACAATCAATAGTCTAACATTATCTAACTTAGGCTTACTCATAGGGTTAAATTGAGGATTTTTAGGATTAAAATCTTCAAGTCTTAAATCTAATCGTAAACCAAAAGTAGATTGAATAGTATCAACTAATCTACCATTAAGAGCTTGACTAAATACTCTACATGCTTTATGAGTACTACTAGTACACTTAATTACACTATTGGAATATTTACAATTCAACAATATGTAATTTATAATAAAAGTTTTTCCTGTACCTCCTGCTCCGGTAAGTCCAATAACATGAGCTTTATCGTTATAAGGTTCAGCAATAAACTCTATTATTCCATCTATTGCTTTTGCTTGGTCATCAGTAAATTTAATAGAATTATCTTTACTCTGACCTAATGCCTTTAAGTCTGACATTAATATTATCTTTTATTGTTTTAATATTTTTAATAAAAAATCTTTTCTGTTCAATATCATCTCTAATATCAGTATCTACTCTTTTTACATGGAACTCTATTTTCTTAGTTAATATATTAGTAAATATATAACCAGTAACAGTATTTCCAGGAATAAAAGGTATATACATACCACAATTTTCAATATTACCGTCAGGACGAATATATTGCATAACTCGATTTTTTATAGCATCAAGAAAATACACTATTCGTTTACCTGCACAGTTATAAGAATCGTTAGAAATTATATAATCAATATCATTGATAGTAACAAAAAATAATCCATCAGCAGTGGATTTAACCACTGCTGACAAATTATTTTCTATAACCTTATGACTATTGACTTTACTCTTTCTTTTAACCGGTTCTTTGGACACAATAGAAAAAGTAAATGAAGGCATAATTAGAACTTAGGTTTCTTTATGTATTTCTTAGTCATGTTAGCAAGATTAAGACGAGACTCTTCTTTGAATTTTTTAGCTTCAATTCGAGCCTGTCTTTCAGTATTAACTTGTGCTTTAAGAAGAGCATATTGTTCTTCTTTAATTTTCTTAATTGCTTCAGTACTAACACTAATAACAATCCAACCACAGTATTTCCTTAGAAAATCTAATTTTCCTAAGGTATGAATACCAACAGTACCTGTGTCTTTACTGTAATTAATGGTATGATTACCAAAATCAACATTGACACCATTAATTCTTGCAATATTTGCAAGAACTTTCCTTTCATCATAACGAGATTTACTCATAACTTTACAAGAAATTTAATTGTTAATAATTTTATTTTTACAATGTTCGTTAATATAAAATATTATATTACGACAAATCTCTAAATCTTTATCAGTATTTGAACTAATAGAAGTAAAATTCTGATTAAAGAAATCATACCCGCAATCTTCACATAATACAGCATTTAGATAAGGTATATAATAAACAACATTATCATTAGATAGTTCTCCATTACATACATTACATAATGTATCATATTTGAGATGTATCAAAAGAGGGGGAATAAAAGATTTAGTATAACCTCTTACACCATCATAGTTATCATCACTAACCAAATACTTAAATTTAGTATGTACACCAACAATCCCATTAGGACTCTTTATAATACATGCGTAAGGATTCTCATTATTATTAGTATATAGACGAGTTAATTCTAGATGTGCACGATGAAGCAAGTCAATATTTTTGCAATTATTACCAACAAGACTGTCAATAAGAAAACAAATATGTTTAATTCTAATATGATTAGAATCACATTTAACAAATGTGTCCTCTACGGGGAAATAGAATTGACCAGATTCAGTCTGTTCAGGAAGTCCGACTTTGAAATTTATAGCATTTGCTTTTTCATAAAATTTATGAATATAATGATATGTATCATTATCACGATTAAGTTGAGCCATACGAATTTCATCTTCCTCATTAAGTTCAATGAATATAAAATATCCATTGTTATATTGAATATTAAAAATCATAATAGTATAAATTTTGTGAGTTTAACTTCTATAACGAGTAGTTGATTTACCCATAGTAGTGTAGTGTTATTCCCCCGTAGAGGGAACATGTACTTTCATTACTTCATCATACAAATCAACAGGAATAAAACAAGTACCAGAAGGAACATCAGGATTTAGTGCTAAATCAGCATAAATACACTCATTCCATCTTGGATGCTCTTGGAATAGTTGAACTTCCGGAAAATCTACTTTAACATATAATTCTTTCATATAGGATGATATATTTTGAGTTTATTTCGCCGCGTTTAAGCGTTTATTTGTCAGCCCTTATTATTTAATAAGGTAGAGGCTATCAATGCAACATAGAGCTAAAAATAGCAATTACAGACAAAATCTAACAAATTTAGTCTATAAATTGCAGGCTTGTGCACTGGGTGCTAATAATATTAACAACAATAAAATAATTATCATTATTACTATTGCTATTACTATTATTGTCATACCGTTACTATGGTATCTCGAAAATGGCTTCTTATTGCCAAATATAAATAGTGATAATGGTATCAATATTGATATAACCACTACACTTAATATGTAGTAAATCATAGTATAAATTTTAATTAGTTACAACATAAAAAATAGGAGTTGTAAAATCAATTACAACTCCTATCCAAATAACACTAATTTCACAACTCATGTTATTTTCTAAATTCATAACTACAACAAATCAGTCCTATCGTTTAGCAGAACTGTTATAAAAAAGTTTTGACCATTAGTTTTAATTCCCTATCACCGCTTACTCCTTACCGTTCCTCATCTCCTCAATTTCCGTTCGTTACCGCAATACAGACTTTGTTTATCTTACCTCATCAGTTTAGCTTTGTTTCCTCACTACTCAGTGTTTTTCCGATTGCCTACTTGGTTACATTACGAGTATTTTTATTTAGATTTGGAACATTTTCATATATAATCTACTTCATCGCCTTGCAGCATCACATAGACATAATGTACTAAGTCCTCCTCTAGCCTTTTTAGGGGCATTACTAAACTCTTTTACACTCACACTTCGACTTTCTTTATTATTAACCTTTCGATTTCGCTTTTTGACTACTAGATAAAGTTCAAACTTTATCAATACTATTGTACTCCTCAACCGAATTACCGCGAGTACCGAAGCACTACGACTACCACCCTTTGTATGGCAATAAGCCAAATTGTCAATTTCACTACTTGTACCGACTATGGAAAACTTTCATTCTCCCTTTCTTTTGTACCTTGTCTCGCATCAATCATTTCAGACGCTTTAGCACACCTTTGTACTTGTTGGGTTTCATTGGCATTATTGATAAGTCATTGATATACGCCTTCCTCATTGCGCATATCCTAATGGTCAAAACCGTTAATAGAGCCGTTAGCAGTTACAACACTGCAATAACTACAATTATATGTAATAATTATTTGAACATTATCTATATTAAATATAAATAATTTCATAACGGCAGCAGTATTAATATCCAAATGTTCGAGCAAGTTCTTCATCAGAATCATCAATTTCAACCGGCTCAAATCCTACTTCATCAAAGTCTTTGTCAAACGCTTCACTATGAATATCAATACTTAAATCATCATCTAAATCGTACATAATAAACTCGTAATTGGTAATGATAGTACTAGTATCAGTAGTATTGTGAATATGCCAAAGATATACCACTAATACTAGCACTATCAAGTATATTTTTAATTCCCCGTAGAGTGAGAATAGAAGTTTTAATGCTCTATATCATCTTAATGACGACCAATAGAAACATTAAAACTACTATTAACTACAACTTATTCGACAGTAACTTCCGGCTTTTCAGCACCACCATCAATATGTTGCAGATTGCTATCAATCATAGCCTGCACCTCTTCTTTGTCAATAGCCTTGTCTGCACTACAAGACATAACAGTACGACAAAGAATGTCGATAGCCTTGTTAGCAGAAGCAGCAAAACTGGGGAAAGCAGCAGCAAGTGCATTCAGGAAGAACGGCTCAGAATAGTCATATTCACGACCAAGACCGTTATTACGAACGGCAAACTTACTTGGAAGGAATTTAACATAAACACTTCCAGGACGAACTTCACCTTTTTGGAGAAGATAATTCCGAATACCAATAGCAGTAAAACGGCGAATTTCAGCATTGTTAATCAGCAAAATACTGATATTTGCAATGTGAGCAGGAACACGAGCATACAGGTCGGGACGACCTTTACCACCATTAGCGTTAGTAACACTAGCATTAGCTGCGTTCTCAGGAACTTGTGCTTCAGGAGCACTTTTAGGATTCTTTTGCATAACTTTAAGTTTTTTAGTTGTGAAATTATTATTATTAGTTATATGGCAGTAACTATTACCACCGAAAACAGTGCAAATATAATATATATTTTTGATATATGCAAATTTTTGCGTAAATTTTCTGCAAATTATTTTGTTATATACTCATCGGTAATAACAAACATAGTAGCAGAACAGGTAATTGGTGCATGGCAGTAATTATATATATTACAAGCACAAAGCGCAGTGCTAGTAGTATCAATACTAATACCACTAGCACCACGCCTATTACCAATTAGTCGAACAGCGAAGCTGCAAGAGCAGCACGAGCAGACTCAACAGTCTTGACACCATTTTTACCAAGGTGTAAACCAATAACAAGGTTCACAATAGTGTCATGCTCAAAAGTCTGAGGCTCACCACTTCCAAAAGGATTGGTATATTCCTCACCGGCAGCAATCTCACGAGACAGAATATCAATCTCGCCGCCATTGAAGAGGGCGTTGATAAACTTAGGTTTATCAACAATAGAGTTAGCAAGCCAACTCATTTCATCATCTTCTTTCATGGCACCACTTACAGCATAAGAACTGCTATAAACATTGTTAGTTTGACCGAGTTCATACTCACCACTGTCCTCATTGAGAACATAACCCGGAATTGGCGGAACTACACTGAAAGTAACCATAGTGTAATTGTCCTTTTCGGTACAATTAACATTACGAACTTTCAGTCCGTTACGACGTTTCCAACCGTCTGCAATCAGACTTTTGATAATTTCTGCATAGGTTTTACCTTTAGCAGTTTGGTTAGCAACTTGTTCAACAGTTTCTTCAGCAACTTGAACGGTTTTCTCTTCAGCAGTAGTCTTAACTGCCTCAACACTAAAAGCATTTTTAGCCATAATTTTTAATTTTTTTGTAATTTATGTTATTTATGTTGGTTATTATATGACGACTACTGTTAATAGTCGCCATAGTCTTCGTAGTACGCATCTACAATGCGGATATAATCATCCGTATATAATAGACTATCGTACTTCTCTTCACCCAATTCCAAGTATAAGACTTCATCATAGTAGTCTATAACTTGTCGTTGAGATTGGATTACTTCACTTTGCAGGTCTGCTGTACCTGCTACTCCTAATAACAATACTAAGAGTAAAACTCCTAATACTGTTAGTGCTATTGTTCTACCTCGCATATTGTCTCATGTATTTAATTGCACTAGTAGTACTAGCGCAAATGATACGACTCATGGTGTTGTCATCACTCATAATAGTAATGATGTTTCTGCTCCTGCGATACCTAGTCGTAGGAATACAGATGCCTTTCAAGGCTTTCGTTAATGTACTCATGTTGTTGTTATGATTTTTGTTGTTTGTTAGTCTTTAAGTTTAGTTCTACTAAAAGTTGTCAGGTAGCAGTAAAGTTTTTGGGTTGTAGGGAGAGTGTCCCTCCAACACCTGCTCCAACTCGTTCTCGAACTCCTAATAACGCAGTTACTTATACAATTGCTAATGCAAATAGTATTTCAACTGCTCATATACCAGTTTATACAATTACTAAACCTATTGCTACTAATACTAATCTTGCAGCAAATCGAGATTGTCGCGTTCAATCTTTGTGCGAACAATATTTACAACTTGAATAAAATCACATAGTTCATCACAAGTTATATCATCTTTTATACTTCTTCTACAAGCATAAGTACCTGCACCAACAAGTTCTCCATTAGGAAGAATAATATCGGCAGCATTATCGAGTACTATAACAGTCATATTAACAATAATTTCAATACTTTTACTATTAAAGTACTCATAATTACCTAGTATCGTATATAGATGTTTGATAATCTTTGGCAACTCTTTGAAGATTGCTGCATTTAACAGATTGTATTTCATTAGTATTTCTAGCAAATTATACTCGTGCAATAGAGTTTTAATAACAATTAATAGTGCAAATATATCGATTAATTGTAATAACATGTACTTCATTAGTATTATAACTAAATTCATAATGTAAAACTCTTAATCGACAATCCCAACATTTAATTTGAACGAAATGTGGCACAATTTATTATGAATGAAATGTGGCACGATTTATAAAGAAAGAAATGTGGAATAGACTAGCATCGTCTATATCAAAAAAATGCCGCCAACCATATCGGTCAGCGGCATTAAAATCAGAACTCCAATTTATAATGGAGGTCATTATCTTCGTCCTCAAAGATGGAAATCTTTGCAGTAATACCACGAAGGCTCATCCAATCACCATCCATGACATTACCTGCTTTCATAGCTACCTTATCATCTTCGCTCATTATCAGAGCATCGACAATGGCAGTTGTACGAAACCATTTTTTGGAAACATTAACCTCTTCACCGTCAATAATAACGGGAATACTACCACGAAAAAGCACTACAACTCCTTCGATAACAGTACCATCGCTGGTAGTAGCATCGTTACGACGAGCACCAGCAATAACGAGGTTAAAAACTCGAGGCGCATTAGCCTCAGAAACAGCAGCAGTAGCTGCAACAGAAACTTGCTCTGACATATTCAATAGTAATTTTAAGCAAGTTATGCTCAATCATGAACAAGTACATGAGAGCGAGCACGACCCTCAGTACCGGCATGGATACTATATTATCCATTGCAAGTCCTAAGATGAATGTAATGTGGAACAGACTCGAGTTGTCTAGCATCTTGACGGGGGTATTCGACACGCTCTTGACTAGCGGGGGTATTCACATACATACCCTCTCCCTCATATTCATAGACGCCAAATACTGTATATACTCTGTATAATAAACAATAAAACCAATAATTTACTTAATAACTCAATTAACAATTTAATAAATAAAAAATATAATTATACCCCCTCCACCATAATGATAAACATATGTTAGTATATACATACCCACTTACAGTTAAATCTATATTATCTCTAATAAATTCAGTATTATTTATTCTCTCTGCTTTACTTCAAATAAAAATCAATAATAGTTATATACTTGCAATTGTATAATATTCACATACATACCCCTCCCGTTCATAATGATAAACACTATTATGCTATTATCCTTTCTCTCTTATTAAAAAACACACTTACTTTATAATAAAAATCATCTTATTTTCTTTTACTAAAATCTATATCTATATTATAACAAACTCCTCTCCCTCACATTTATAAACCTCAAATCTAGTATATACTATAACTCTCTTATCAAAATTTGTTCCAATTTAATAACTAAAATATCTCTTTTCTCTCTCATTAAAAATTGTATCTATATTATAATAAAAATCCACACTTATCTCACAACAAAAATTAACACCATTTCTTTTAACAAAATTTTCCAATCTATTAATAATATCTTTAATATTAACTACTGTTTCAACTATATTATTAATATCAACTATAAGACAATAAAAAATGCCCATCGTTTCACAACGACGAGCATCATTACAACAAAAATTATGACTAACTTTACTCCTAAGAAATTCACTACAAAGATAAGTATTATTTTTGATATGTGCAAGAATATCGAAAAATAAATTCCTGCTATATGAAAAATTTTTGCTATTTGCTTGCACATATAAAAAAATAATGTTATATTTGCATACATTTAATGTTTTAACTACTTTTTATTATGAAAGTTGATATAGGTAATAACAATGAACAATCTGTGTATTATAACAAAGCCAGACTAGAATATGCTAGTGATGGTAATGTTATTAATCTTAATTACAAAATTGCTAAATATGATAATAAAATTAAAGCAATTTGTAATATTATTGCTAAACTAAATGATTTTACTGAAAGTGAAACTAAGATTTACACTTATCTTTGTAGTATCTATGATATAACTAATACATTAGATGCTTATACAAAAGAAGATGTTACTAATTTTATTCATCATAAATATCTATATAATCCTATTACTATTAATAGATGTTTTGATAAATTTGTTAGATGTGGTGTTATTAGAATTAATAAAGATAATTATGTAATTCTTAATGATAATTTTAATGTTGCTAAAACAATTAGAAATAGTATTTATTTTAATAATGGAGATACTGCTGGAGTTGTTAGTGATTTTGCTGTTGTTGTCAATTTTTCAGTGCCCGCACCTTAGCAGATACTATCAGATATTATCTATTATATATAATATATATATTATATTAGGAAAAACACCGAGTTGAATTGCTATTGTTGATGATTTTACTGTTGCTATTGATACTGTTCATGTTATCGATACAAGACCACTTTTTAATGTTGCTGCTCATGGTGCTCGTTCTATACCTGAGCAAGGAACTAATCATGGTGCTGAAACTTGTGCTAGAACTGATAATATTGATGGTGTTAATAATGTGACTGTTGCTGGTGTTGATGATACCTGCAATGGTGTTTCTCCCTACGGGGGAGTAAATGTTATCAATGATGACAGAGTCGGCGAATTTAGTCTAATTTTTAATGATGACAAACTTATGGAAAATCCTGATAATCTTCTTAGTCTTTCTCCTATTGATTTTATCAATTTAGGATATTATTATGTAATAACTGAATTTATTTATAATATATTTGTTAGTTTTAGTGATACTTCTTATGATGCTATAACTATTCGTTATAGTCGTAACTGATGAACTAGATAATATTAAATTCCCCGTAGAGGGAAACATTGCATTAGTTACTGATGCTGCTCATTATTTAACAACAACTATTAAACAAATAAATAATATGATTAAATTAACAAATAATGTTAGCACTAATAAGATTGCTTACATTCCTACCAAACTTAATGAAATCTCTGCTGATTTTCTTAAAACTATAACTAAAACAATTAATCTTAACAATTATCAGTGCCTTGTTGCTCTTGTAACTAAAACTAAACTTTTTGATTTTGCTGCTTACATTGGAAATCCTAATACAAGCCGAGAGTTTAGTGTTACACCTATTCTTGCTAAGATTAATAATACTGCAGACCTTCCTATTTCTGTAGAAGTTGGAAATAAGATTATTACTTCTCGTACTGAGATTGAGCGCGGTGTTCATATTTCTGTTCCTACTATGTGTTCTTCTACTCGTCTTTCTGCTTTTATTCAGGAAGATAAAGAATTGTTTAAGAAGATACTAACAGGACAACTTATGGATGAGGAAGGTACTAATATTGCTCAAAAAACAATTTATATTGTTGAGTTTAAGATTCTTCCTGTAAATGCAATTTATGCTGCTGTTAATGCTTCATTTACGAAGTATGTAACAACTAATGATATATTCCAAGAAGTTATTGGTGGTAGCAATGGTGATGATATTACTGATACTCTTGCAAATTAATATATTATTTGATATAAACTAAAATTCTATGGCGTCAAGTCTAGTTGAATACGGCGATAGTGAATATCCTATTGTTGTTAGCGAAGTTAATGACGTTTTGGATAGTATAGAGTTTGATAGTTTTGAAGAGCGTTGTCTTTGTGAAGCTATTATTACAGAAATGGATAAAGCAATTGCTGATACTATTTCTGATGAGAAAGTAGCTAACATACCCTTTATAGGGTGTGTTAGGCGAAATCCTATTAGAAAAGCTATAAATGATAATAAGGAGAAACTAAAAGTTATTCGTAAAGGTATTACAAAAGAACAATATAAAGACCATGTTCGTTGTATTCTTAACGACGCTCGTGAAAAAGTTGAGAAAGAAGATGCTAGAAAAAGATTTGAAAAAACTTTTAGAAATAAAAATAAGAAAAGATATGAGCGATATTTTATTAATTATGGAAGGGCTTATGCGGAAGCTTTTATTAAAGCTCTTACATGGTTAGAAGAAGTTCCTTTTGATATTGAAGTTGAAGAAGCATTTGATAATTTAAGAAATAAATAATATGAATGCTAGTATTGATATAGAAAAGATGATAGTAATTGATGATACAGGTATGCCTCGTGCTCCGGGTGTTCGTCAATTAATGGATAAAGATGTTTTAGAACTTTGGTCTCGTGATAAATCAAAGGAAAAAACTAAATATTTACAAGAAGCAGGTGTTATATATTATTTAGGGGACCCAAAAAGTCCTGCAAAACAACAAGGTCTTAGTGATGATGAAGCACTTCAAATGGCTATTGATAATTTTAATCTTCCAAAAGATTATGTTCCTGATTTACTAGTTAAACGATTGATAGATAAATATTATATTAGTAATATTACTGAAGCCGGTGTTGCTCTTGAAGCATTACAAAAGTCTGTACATTTGGTTTCTATTGCTGCTAATAAATTGACAGAATATCTTAATAAAAAATTAATTAATAGTATTAATGATGAAGAAGTTGCTAATATTATATCTGTAATGCAAACAGTTAGCAAACAAGTACAAGAAATACCTTCTCTAACTAAGGCTATTGGTGTTGCTCGAGAAAATCTTCGTAATGAAGAAGAAGAACAACTTGCTCGAGGAGGAAAACGAATACTTTCTAGTATGAATGCTGACGAAGAAATATTATAAACAATTAAAAAATAACTAATATTATGAAATCTATAATTGAACGCTATTGCGATGGTGAGAATTATATAAAGATAGAAAAATCCCCTTATTATATTTATGCTGGTAAAGATAAAGGTGTAGATAAGTGTTGTAGAACAATGAAAATTCCTTTTACTCGTTATAAGATATGTGTTCGTAGGACTAATATTACAGGTTTTAATAATGATGGTATTAAAAGGATAATAAGTATTTTTGGTACTAAGGCAAAAGTTGATAAATTTAAGGTTACTATTAAACGATATAATAGAGAACATACTTATTATATAGATGATATGATTTGGGTATTAAATCCAGATAAAGATTTTGTTACTACAAATTATAAAAATGTTATGTACAGTCGTGCAGAAGAAAAATATTATGGATATAGTCATCGAGGTGTTATTGGATTTGGTATAGGAGATAATCTTTTTGATGAGAAAAATGAAGACCTCTCTATATATTATAAAAGTCTAAAATATAGGCTTAAATTTCTTTGGAGCATTATTGCTCATATAAAAAGTCCTATTGATTTCCAATGGGCTGTTGAACGTGGTATTAAATATATTGTTCCATTTAGAAGACGTGGTACTAAAATTATTGAAACTAAGGAAGAGGCTTTATTAGCCGCAAAACATATAGCTGAATATCTAAATTAAATTATTATGCTTACGCTTCGAGACAATCGCTATAATGATGTTCATTTAACTTTTAAAGAAGATGGACATAAATACAATGATGACTTTGGTAATGAATATAAGTCTGTTACTACACTTCTTCATGGTTACGCTCCAGCATTCGATAAAGACTATTGGCTTAAAAAGAAAGCAAAAGAACTTAATATTAGTGTTAAGCGTCTTGAAGAACAATGGCAAACTATTACAAAAGAAGCATGTGAAAGAGGTACTAGAACACATAATGGTATTGAAGATGGTATTAAAAATTCATCTATGTTCTTCGATGCCGTTAGATATATGACTAAACCTAATGGTGAAATGATTACTGTCGCTGATATTCCTAATATAAATCTTAATATTAAACCTCTTGATATTAAAGAGTTTAAGGATGCTACTGAAAATAAATATACTAAAATATATGAAGTTTTTGACTACTATACTACAAATGGCTATACAATATATTCAGAAATAGGAGCGTTCCTAATTGATTATCTTATAAGTGGTACTATTGATGTTCTATGTATAAGAGATGATAAATTTGTTATAGGAGATTGGAAAACTAATCGTGGTGGTTTAATCTTTGAGTCTGGATATTACAAGAAAGATAAAAGTACTAAACCTGCTCAGACTACTAACATTTGGGTTCCTAAAAAAGAAACTTTGCTTCCACCTCTTACTAATCTTCCAAATTGTAATGGTAGTATTTACAATCTCCAATTATCAATGTATGCTTATATGGTAGAACAAATATTAGGTATTCCTAATGCTGGACTTTGGCTTTGCCATATAGATTCTGACTTTGTTCTTAATGATTACGGAATGCCTAAAAGATTTCCTGATGGTTTATATCATATTAAAACTAATCCTGTTGAGAAAGTTACATTATATAAAATGAGATATTTAAGACAAGATATAGTTAATATACTTAATGATAGGCGGAGAGAAGTTGAAGCAAGTCGAATACAAAGTAAAACTTTATTTTAGGATTATGAATATAAATAAATCTGTCGCTGTACTTATATTATCCATTTTTATTTTTTTTGGTACTTGTATTTGTTGTATTATCAAAATGGCATCTACGAATAGTGAAATACAAGAACTTAAAGAAAATAATGAAGAAATAGTTTTACATTATGAAAATGTACTACAAAATGTAAATATTGAAAATGAGAATTTGAAAGATAGTGTTACTTATTATAAAAGTATGTATAATGAATGTGTGTTACTATGTGATTCTTTATGTGAAGAAATTGCTGTTAGAGATATTAAACTTGCTCGAATAGCAGAATATAATAGAATTGCTGGTCAAAATAATAATATAAAATATCTTCGTGGTTGGATAAATCGCGTGTTAAACAATTAGCAATATGATTGACGTTAAAACTAAAATTATCGAAACTCGTAAGGCATACGATAATACCTACGATATTAAGGAAACTGTAACTACAATTACTGATGACCTTGGTTATTGTGTAAGGGAATACAGTTATGAGGTACGAATAAAGGTTTTATTTACATATAAAACTTTGCGTACATTTGCTGATAGTGTTGATATGTTAGAGGAAAATGTACATGAACAAAGTCGTGCTGAATATCAAAAACAATGTGCCTTTGAACTTCTTGATTATATAACTAAAATTCTTTAATGTATGGCTAGTTTTATTAAGGCTTTTAATAAACTCATAAAAGCAGAGGGAGGGTATGTTAATGACCCTGATGATAATGGAGGTGAAACATTTATGGGTGTAACTAGGAAAAATCATCCTAATTGTAAGATGTGGATAGTTATTGATGAGTATAAGAAGAAATATAGTTCTACTTATGGTATCAATAAATATCTTACTAATAATGATGAAGTTATGGAAGAAATTCATAACTTATATAAAACAAAATACTGGGATAAACTTATGCTAGATGATGTTAGAAGTCAGAATATTGCTAATCAAATTTTTGATGATGGTGTTAATAGAGGAGTCAATGCTACTGTAAAACTATTATCTAAACTATACGGATGTAGTACAAAGACTATGACTATTACTCTTGTTCAACGAATTAATACAGGTTATAATGCTTACAGATGCAAAAAGTAAGACGATAATCATATCTTTTGTTGTTATCATTTTTGCTCTTGTCGCTTATATTTGGCTAAGTGCTGAATATAGGCGACACAAAGCAAAAGAAACAAATTTTATTCAAGTAGATACTACTTATAATAAAATTGTTTTAGATTGTATTGAAAAGAAAATTACTATTAAAGACAGTGTTATATATAATATTAAAACTGAAATGAAAGATGAAAAAGTTAAAGTTCTTAATATGTCTGACTCTGCTGCTGTTGCATTGTTTTACGAGTTATTGTCAGAATATAAATAATGTTCCCTCTACGGGGGAGTTAGAAGAATCAGATACTACTGTTATGGTTAGTATTAATGATATTCGAAAAGCAAATGCTATAATGATTGAAAGAAAATATCTTGCAAATATAGTTAATGAACAAGACTCTATTATAATATATTATAAAGATTATGTTGTTATACAAGATTCTATAATAAAAGATTTTCAAGATAAATTAATTATGACTAATGAAATTAATGAAAATCTTAGAAAACAATATGAAAGAGAAAGAGTTAAAAAGATAATATTTGGTACTACCGCAGGAACATTTGCTGCTACTACATTAATATGTATTTTAATAGGTTCATTAGAATGACTCAATCATATCCTTTTTTAGATTATATAAATGAAGATAAGTCTCATTATAGACATGCTAAAGATTGTGGTTATGTAGATGATGATGATTTGTTTCTTATAGGTGATTCCGGAGGTTTTCTTCTCAATATAAATCCGGAATGTAAATTTGTCAATACTGAATATTTTGCCGAAATGGCTATTTATTATAATAAATATGGAACATTTACTAATTATAAAGAAGACTCTATATTACATAGGCAATTAAGACGAAGAGAACAATATAGACGATTACATGGTTTTAGTGCACCTTGTCTTAAAATGCCAGATGGTAGTATAAGAAATATTCGTATTACAGGAAGTCATTATAATTTTCTTAATTATACTCGTATGGAACAACTTGATGAAAGAACTATTAAACGAGGTAATAAAAATACTGCTAAGAAAAAGTTTGACTTTCCTAAGTTTATTGACTCTCAATTTTGGACTTTTCATATAATGGAATTTGCTGAGAAAAACGGTTTTCATATTTTAATAGATAAAACTCGTCGTGGTGGTTTTTCTTATATGATGGCTGCTGATAGTGCAAATACTGTTAATGTTCAGTCTAGAAAAGTAGTTATTCATGTTGCAAATGATAATAAATATTTAACTATGACCGGCGGTCTTAGTGATTTTTCTATTAATGATATAAAGTTTTATGAAGAGGGTACACCTTTTGTTAGAGGAATTCTTAGTGTTGCAAAGACTGACTTTCGTTTAGGATATAAACTTCCTTCTGGTGTAGAAGCAGATAAGTCTTGGCATTCATCCTTAATATCTGTTAGTGCTAATAATAATCCTGATTGTGCTATTGGTAAAGACGCTATCAAAATTAAAGTAGAAGAGGTTTCTACTATGGATAATTTTGATGAGTTTATGGAAGTTACTGAACCTGCAATGCGAACAGGTGCTTATACTACCGGTTGTTTGTATGCTTGGGGTACTGCTACAAGTGGTAATATGCAAACATTTGAACAAAACTTTTATAATCCTAGAGCATATAATTTTATGCCTTTTGAAAATGTATGGGATAAAGATTCTCGTTCACAAGTTTGTGGCTTTTTCAAACCTTATTGTTGGGGTTTGCAAGGAGAGATAAACGGAGTTAAAGGTATAGATGAGTATGGTAATAGTAATATATCAGTGGGTCTTGAAATATCTCGATTAGAGAGAATAGCAAAGAAAGAGCATTCTAAAACTTATGCTGAATACATTCATTATCTTGGTCAATATGCTAATTTTCCTTCTGAATCTTTTAGTAGTGCTTCAGAAAATATATTTAGTTCTGATGAACTTACTGAATGGGAAGAAAGACTTAAAAATAATCCAGACTATAAATTTTATGTGGATGGAGAATTTACTATGGAAGGAAAAGAAGTTAGATTTATTTCTAATGTTAGATTGCATGCTCAAGGTAAAAAAGTATATGACTATATTGAAGGTGTCCCCCGTAGAGGGAATGAAGACCCTCATGGCTGTGTTCGTAGATGGTTTGCACCTGAGTATCAAATTAGAACTACTGAAGATGGTGCTGAAATTAAATATATTCCTGAAGGTCTTTATAGTATAACATATGACCCTGTTGGTGTTGATAAAGAGAAAAAAGATATTACTTATAAACATTCTCATAATTCAATTAAAGTTTGGATGAACCCTCATAGTAGTAATGGTTTCAAACAAAAACTTGTTTGTTGCTATTATGGTCGTCCTGATAAATTGGAAGAAGCAGATAGAATATGCTATATGATGGCAGTTTATTATAATTGTGTTGGTAGTACGAATGTTGAGGTTAACCGAGGTGAAACTGTTAGTAACTTCAAAAAATGGGGTGCTCTTAAATATTTATCTAATGAACCTTTATTTGTTTGGGATTCTTCTATTAGAGGTAAAGTAAGTAGTACTTATGGTTATAATATCAATACTTCTAATAAATTAGAAGCTATTCGATTATTAAAAGAGTTTTTGTATGAAGAAATTGGTAAAGACGAAAATGGTAAACCTATTAGGAATTTTCATAGAATTTTTGATTACCAAAGTATATTGGAACTTAAAAAATGGAATACTCTTGGAAACTTTGATAGAGTTTCTGAAATGTTAATTAGAGGTATAGAGTGGAAAGCAAAACAACTTCTAAATGAAGACGCTCTTTCTTCTAGAACTGCTCTTACAGGTGAAAACATTGATAGCAATGATATACTTGAACGAGAATGGTTTTAATGTTAATTATAAACACAATATATAAATGAAAGTTTTTAATTGTAATTTTGATTTTCCACAACAGAAAATTCCTAGTAGTAAAAAAACAAAAGATTGGGCTGCTAACTGTTGTGATTGGGTTATTGCTCAAGCACTTAACACATATGGAAAAAATCATGATGATATTGAACGTAGCTATCGTATACTTCATGATGATATTCCTCAAGAGTATTATAAGAAGATATTAAATCCTTATAATGCTACAAAAGAAAAATATACTAAATTTCCTGCTACAATGCGTAATTATGACCTTATTAAAGGTGTTATTCGTAGATATGTAGGTGAGTATATTAAAAATCCTCATGAATTTATTGTAGGAGCAAATAATCCAGAAATTATATTATCTAGAAATACTAAACTTCGTATTGAACTTGCTAAACTTGTTGAGGAACAAATTGCTCAACAAATTCAACAATTATATGGAGAATGGATTAAACAAGGTAATGACCCAAAAGAATTTAATCCACAAGACCAAATAGATGTTGAAGCATTTGTTCAAAAGTTTAATGAAGAATATATAGATGATGTTTCTGCTCAAGGTCAAGAATTGCTTAATGTTATTAAAGATATTACAGAAGATACACTATTCTATACAAAAGCATATTTTAATTTTGTTGCATTTGGTGAAACGTATACTTATACTGATGTAGTTGGTGATAAACTTATAAAAGAAGTCATTTCTCCTCGAGACGCATTTCCTATTCCTACTGACGCGATGTTCGTAGAAGATGATGATATGTTTGCCCGTAGAAGGAAACTGACCTATAATCAAATCATTACTGAATTTGGAGATTATTTTACCAAAGAAGAACTAGAATTTCTTGATACTTATTATGCTCGTGGATATATTAGTAGTCCTATTGATTTTACTTTTAGAACATTTAGCAATTATTATCCAGATGTTTGTAAGAAATATACAAGAGATGAACTTGAATATTTTGAAAAGTCTCCATCTATGAGTAGAGATTTGAACGGCGGTCTTTATGATGTATGGCATGTTGTTTGGAGAGGATTTGTTCGACAAGCAATAGTTACATATGTAAATGAAAGCGGTTTAATTGCTACTAGAACTGAACTTGAAGGATATAAACTTAATAAAGATGCTGGTGATATATCTATTGAGTACATATATACTCCTCAAGTTTATGAAAGTGTTCGTATTGGAGGTCGTGAGAATGGTATCTATCCATATGGTGCTAGAGCAATAGCATATGATAGAAATGGCAAACTTCCTTATAATGGAGTTACAGAACTTCTTCCTGGATTTGGTAAATTTAGTGTTGTTGATATTCTTACTCCTTATCAAGTATTTTACAATATTGTTTCTTACCAAAGGGAAATGGTTATTGCCAGAAATAAACTTTCTGTTCTAATGATTGCTAAATCATTGTTAGGTGATGTTCCTGAAGATACTATTTATAAAATGATTGCTGATGGTGTTCTTTATATTGACGATAGGAATGACCAAGGTATGCTTCGTGCTCAACAAGTTCGAGTACTTACTGCTGACCTTAGTAATTATATTACACAACTTACTAATCTACTACAAGAAATTGAGATTGCAGCAAAGAACCAAGTTGATATGACTGCTCAACGATATGGTGAGATTGCAACTAGTGCTGGTAAAGCAACTACACAAGAGGCTATTGCTAGAGGTTCTATGGGTTCTGTTATTGTAGAATATATAATGGATTGTATTCGTGAACGAGATTATGCTCGTGATTTGGATTTTAGTAAACTTGCTTGGATTGATGGTCTTAATACATCATATAGAGATAAAGAAGATAAACTTAAATATATTAGTCTTAATGTTGATAATCATGTATATGCAGATTATGTGATTAAAGCAAAGAATTCTTATAAAGAAATTCAAAAACTTGAACAACTTCGTCAATTTGCTTTTAATGCTTCTCAGAATGGAGATGTTATGATGGCTGTTTCTGCTATTACAGGAGATAATGTTTCTAGTATTGTTAAACTTATTAAGAAATATAATGCTCAGAAAGAACAGCACGAAATGCAGATGCAGCAACAACAACAACAGTTAGAGCAAATGAAAGAGCAGTTTGAGTTGCAAAAGATTGCTGCTAAGGGCGAAGAGGATAGAAAAACTGAACAACTTAAAGGTATTATTGATAAAGAAATTGAGTTAATAAAAGCAGATGCTAATATGATTAGTTTCAATAGTGATGTTGCACCTGCTGTAAAAGAATCTGGAATTGACCGTCTTAATGACGAACGAACAGAAGTAGAAAAACAAAAACTACAAATTGCTCGTGAAAAGAATATTCTTGATGCTATGAATAAAGCAGAAGATAGACGAGTTAAAGAAAAAGATATTGATACTAAATTAAAGATTGCAAGAGAGAATAAAAATCGTTATGATGTTGGTAGAAAAGCAACTACTAAAAAATAGAATAATACGCTTGTCCGATAATGGACGGGCGTATTTTTTATGTTCAGTATGCTATTTTTAGTCTGTATTTGTCGTAATTTTGTTGGTGTTTATTACTATATATTATTGATATGCAAAAGCAGCAAAGGGCGCAAATCAGCTTCAAAATATATATTACAAACATATAGCAGTAAAAATAATATTTGAAAATTGATAGTTTTTATTGTTTGTTTTAGTGCTATTGCTATTGTGGAATTAAATTTTTTTGTTTATATTTGCACTGTTAATCAATTAAAAAATATATAAAGTTATGGATGATTTTGGTTTTGATGGACAAGTCAATCTTGATGTTCAAGATGGTTCCTCAGTTAAAAACGGAGATGGTACTGGCACTGAAGAAGAACGCCAGCACCTAAATGATGGCGATAGTAAAGAAAAATCTACTATCGATAATCATGATGATAATGAAGATTCTGATAAAGACAAAGGTAAAGAAGAAGATGCTGATAAAGATAAAGGTAATGGTAAAGAAATTTCTCTTACTGAAGGTCAAATTGTAGAGATTGGAGACGATTCTTACACTGTTGATAAAGATGGTAATCTTATTGACAAGGATGGTAAGATTTTTAAAGAAGCAAAAGATGTTTCTGAGTTTCTTAAAGAATTTGATGTAGATGAGTCTACAGATGAAAACACTCTCAATATTGAGAATATTCAGAAGGCTCTTGGTTATGAACTAACCGGAGACGATGATAAACCTATTGAATTTGAAAATAGTATTGAAGGTATTACGGCTTACGTAAACGGAGTAATTAACGCTCAAAAAGAAGAGATTACTTCTGCTGCTGTAAATGCTATATTCCAAAAATATCCTATATTAGAAGATGTATTAAATTATTATGTTGCTAATGGTAATTCATTAGATGGATTTGGAGAACTTCCAGACCGTTCTAATATTACTGTTGATGATACTAATGAAGCACAGCAAGAAAGCATTATTCGTGCTGCGTGGAAAGAGCAAAAGCGTAGCGGTGATGTTGAGTCTTATATCAATTATCTTAAAGCATCTAATACTCTTGTAGAAAGTGCAAAGATTGAACTTGCTGCTCTGCAAAAGTCCGATAAAGATAGGCGAGATGAGATTGCTCGACAAGCCAAACAACAACAAGATGAGTATAATGAAAATCTTAAAAATTATTGGAAAGGAGTAAGTGAAGTAATCAATAGTCGTAAGATTGCTGGTTATGAAATTCCTGAACATATAATTATTAACCGAGATGGTCGTAAAGTTACGGCAACTCCGAAAGATTTCTTTAATTATCTTTATGTTGTTGATAAAGATGGTCATTCTGCATATGAAAAAGACCTCGCTAAGAAAACTCTTGAAGAACGTAGAAATGATGAAATTCTTCGTGCTTATTTAACATTTGCTGGCGGTGATTATTCTAGTTTAGTAGATATGGCTGTTAAAGAAACTACAGTTAGTAAACTTCGTATTAAAGCCAAAGACGCAAAGAAAACTGCTATAAGAGTTAAACCTGCTACTACTAATTCAAAAGCAAATCTTGATTTTGGTTTCTAAATTAATTATTAAATCTTTGTAGTTATGTACAAAATGCATGTTGTCTCACAGGGTAGGTATGATGACCGTGGATATTCTAATGAAGAGAGTATCGCTAATCTTCAACTACAAAAACCTGTGGAAATTAACTCGTTCCTTACTTATAACTTTGGTATGGACGATGACCGCTTCCCGCTTTCGTTTATGACTGAGGGTCAAGGTTCTTCCGGTGTTGTAGATATTGCAACTGTTCAATGGACTTGGAATACTATGGGTCGTATGAAGTTTACAGATTTTGTTACTCATTGCGATGCACAAGGTTCTGCTATTGGTAAAGGTGGTGCTGAATTTGTTATTCACTTCTCTACTCATTGGTTTATTGAGCAATATTCTCTTACTGCTCCTGATACTTTTACTCAGGTTCGTATTCAAAAAGATTTGGGAGAGTCTGCTTATGGTTATGCTTATCTAGTTAAGTTGCTTGACCCTAATCCTAATGCTGTTCTTGATGCTTCTAATGTAGCAGCTGGTAAGTATTGGAGTATGTCTGCTCCCACTGTTTCTGAGTCTTATTCGAAAGGTAACCGTAGTAATACTATGGGTCCTGGAAAAATGACTTCTCAACTTGAGTTCCAACGTTATACTAAGGAGATTGCTGGTAATCTTGCTAATGTTGTTACTGAATATGAGTTTAAGAATGGTACCGGTCAAAGTTCTAAACTTTGGATTAATGAAGAGATGCGTCAATTCCATCTTAATATGCGAGTTATGAATGAGGAGCGTCTATGGCTTGCTCGTTATAACCGTAATGCTAATGGTGAGATTACTCTCAAAGACCGTGATAATGGTAAACCTATTCCTCATACTTCTGGTATGTTAGAGATTTGCCGTGAGTCTAACTATGATACCTATGGTGAGTTCCTTACTCTTAATAAACTGAAACGCACTGTTGGTGATGTTCTTGACCGCGACACTGATACAGGAAAGATGGATATTGTTCTCATGGGTGGTAAAGGCTTTATGGAGGATTTCGATGAAGCTATGAAAGTTGATGCAAAAGAGAACGGTTTCCTTACTCCTCTTGGTGATAAAGAAATTACTGGTATGGGTGGTAATCTTGAGTATGGTGCTTATTTCCGTAAGTATAAGACTGTTGATGGTCATACTATTACCGTAAAGCATTGCTCTTTCTTTGATAAGGGTACTATTGCTGAGGCTGCTAAACAAAATGGTATGATACATCCTCGTTCTGGTCTGCCTATTACTTCTCACCAAGCAGCATTTATTGATTTCTCTTCTTATGAAGGTAATCGTAATGTTCGCATGGTTCGTCAAAAGGGTCAAGTATATAAGGCTAAGGTTCTCAAAGGTATGAGCGATATTCCTGCTTCTTGGGGTGTTCCCGATAGCAATTATATTGCTACTGCAATCGATAAGTCAAGTTATGAGGTTAAGTCTTCGTTGGGCTTGCAAGTAAATAACTCTAACAAGATGTTCCTCTTAAAGTGCGTGCTCTAATTAATTAAACAATTATAAATAATGTGTCTGGTATGGATAAAAATAATCTAGGGTTTAATAAACCTAAGGTAGAAGCAGAAAGTGTTTCTGCACAAGTACCTGAAAAGACTGATACTTCAACTGCTACAAGCCCTAAGGCAGTAGAAGAAGATACACTCGATAATGAGTATTACGATGAACGAACAGTAACAATTTCTCTTGTTAAGAATTATTCATTGTATCGTAAAGCGAACGATAAAGTTCTTCCTAAGAGGGTTGATTATATTGGTAGTTCTGTTACTTCTTCTCGAACACTTGCTTCTAATAAACAAGAGATTGAGACTTATTTTCCGAATATTGTAGGTCTTTCTCCTAACGACCCGTCTTTTATTACTCGTGTAAAACAGTATCTTAATAATATTCGTATTCCTGTTGATGAACTTGGTCGAACATTTGATATTGGTTTTCACTATTATAAGAAACGAGATTATCTTAGAATTAAGGCTGAAGAAGAGAGAATTGAACTTGCTTTTAATGAGTCTAATCGTTCAGATTCTAGCAAACTTCGTGAGGCTCTTCAAATAAAGATTAATAAGATTAATGCTCTTGAAAGTACTAAATGTATTCTTGGCTATCCTAATAATATTAGCGATTATCTTATGTATCGTCATTGTTTGCTTTACAAAGATATTGCAAAAGATATGTCTTTGATTAACAGCGACCCTAATATACGGTTCTATTTCAAAGATAATGTTAAAGAAGCCGAGAAACTTCAAAAGTATCGTGAGCAAGTTATTCGTGCTAAACAAAATTATGTTGCTTGTACAGCCGATTATACATTGTTTGATGCTGTTTATGTTCAATATTGTTTGCTCAATAATCTTCCTATTCTGTCATCTCTTGCTGAGGATAGGCTTTCTCGTGAAATTAAACTCGATGAGTTTAGTACTAAGGAACCGCTTAAATTCAATAAGATTTGTAGTAATAAAGATATTAAACTTATCGCTCAAATTGAGACTTTGATTGCTCGTGGCGAACTTGTTCGTTCTACTTACAATCAAAATATATCTACGGCTGATGGAGAGTTTATTGGTGCTAACACTACTGAAGCAATTTCTTGGTTTAAGAACCCAGAGAATACTTCTGTTGTAAATGCTTATCTTGCTAAACTAAAAGTTTAACGATATGACAATTACTGAAATGCATAGTATGTTTCGAACTATTGGACAACAGATGGGTCTTCAACATGTTCGAGCAATTCTTCCCGAAGAGATTGATAAGTTTCTTAATTTAGCAATTATCGAGAAGTGTAGAAGTATTGTTATCAGTAATGCTTCTACTGCATTTCAAGACAGCAGAACAACTCGTGATAATCCTATTAGTCCATATAATGCTCTCCGTACATTGTTTAAAGAAGAAATCAAAACTGTTTCTAATACTCTTACGGATGAGTATTATAGTTGGACTAGTACAACTCACAAAAACGATGTTTTAGTTTACACCTCTATTGGTGTTAAGTATCCAGAAAATCCTCGTGTTTATCAATGTAGAATTATAGAACCTGCAAAGATATATCATGTACTTAATGATTTCTGTAATGCTCCTACTAAGACTGAACCATGTTGCGTGTTAGAAGGTAAAAATACTATTACTAGGGATTGTGAATTTAAGATATATACTGATAAAAATCCTGTTGAAAAACTCTTTATCAGTTATGTAGCAATGCCTAACAAAGTAAAATATGATACTAATAATACCTCTAATAATGTTGATTGTGATTTACCGGATTATCTACATACAGAAGTTGTTGAATCTGCTGTTAAGAAATTCTTTACTTCTGTTGGTTCTACATCCCAAAATGTTCAATAATTAAATTAAATAACTAATATGCGACAATTTATTTTAGCAAAAACTTTTCAGGCAACTACTGCAAATCTTGATGCTCTTGCAGATGGTGCTGTAGGTGTATATGATTTGTCCACTGGGGTACCTAAGCAACTTACTTATAGCAATTCTGTTGTAACTAATGCTATTAAGAGTGTTGGTTGTCTTGCAGTTGGTACAGCTAAAGGTACTGTTACTATTCCTCTTCATGCTAATAAATTTAGTTTTGTTGAGGGTGTATATACTACTGGTTCCAAATTCTCTCAGAAAATTACCATTGTTAAACGTGGTACTGTTGGAGATTATACCGTTATTGTAGCAAAGAAAGGTCAGCCTTGTAATGAGCGTTACAAATGGACTGCTAGTTATCATGTGTTTGACCCTGATATGACTGCTGACGATATTGCTGCTAGTCTTGCAAAAGAAATCAATAATTCTTGTGCAGGTGCAGGAGTAACCGCAACAGTTGCTACAAATGTTATTACAGTATCCGGCACTGAGACTGGTATAGATTATAGCATTGTTCTTGCTGATAATGCAAATCTTTCTACACTTAGCGCACTTACTACAGGTAAGAAGGCTATATTTGACGCTGAGGCTATTAAGGATATGTATATGAAAGCTGCTGCTGACGCAGGTATTGAGTATACTTATCAAAATGGTACAAGTCTTATCTATCCTAATTATCCTCTTCGTCAAGATGCTGCAATGAGCGTAGGGTATAAAGTAATTACTCTCAAATTTGCTGAAGCTCGTGCTGTTGGTACTACTGATGAGGTAGTTAATCAAGTAGTACAAGTTGCTTTCCCGAGCACTGTTGATACTGCTGCTTTCAAGGCTGTTCTTGGTGCAATTGGATAATGTAGTGATGATGTTTCCCTCTACGGGGAATTAAAAATGTCCAACAACTGCTAATACGTCATGTATTAGTATTACTATTGAGAAAGTTGTTGATATTAATATATATTATATTAGTATCAATGACTTTCTTTTGTTTTAATTATGGATATATTATCTCAGGCTTTATCACAAGGTATTGCTCCTGCAATAGTTGTAGTAATTTATCTAATAATTGTAAAAGTTTTAGATAATAGAAAAGAAAAAACTCAATCTAAACTTAATGCTGAGTTAACTAAGTCTATAAATACTATAAGTTCTTTTCTTGAAAAGATTACTAAAGATATAGTAGATAAAGATAAAGAAAAATGCAAGATAGCAATCAACGATGCTTTTAATTCATCTGCTATGGCTCTTATACATTTCGCTTCTACTACTATCGTTAATAATCATATTGATACTAATAAAGACTCTATAATTGGGAATATTCATAATATAGTTAATGGTGAATATTATTCTATATATTCTACTTTATCATTATACACATATAATGGTAAGAAAGTTTCTGAATGTATGGATAAAAATTGGATTTTAGAAATAGAACAAGATATAAATAGTTCTATATTTAATACTTGTATTACAAAAGAAGAAAGAATACTATCTGTTTCTAATAAAGTTATGATTCGTTTTCAATCATATATAACTAAACTTATAAATGTTACTCTATAATATGAAAACATTAGATTTTGATTTAGTAGTAGATAAAATGTCAGAATTATATAATCTTGGTAATTATGGTGTTTTATTAGATAGTAATATTATTTGTAAGATTGAAAATATGGGTATATTATATGCTATGAAAGAATTATTTAATAAAACTATGAGTGATACTATTAAAGATAATATTGTTAAACTTTATAATATTTTAATGGTATGATAATAACAACAATTAGACCAAGTGATTTTACATATAATCCTGGAGTTGGACTTGTTCAAGGTTATTATAGATATCTTAGAGTTATAGATGGACAATATACGCTAGATATAAATTATAATGAGGGTGCTATAGGAACTACTGCTGGTTATATTAATAAAATACTTGAGGATAAATCTGTAAGTTTTAGATTTATTCCATATGAAGGAGCAAATAAAATACCAATATTATATAAAATATATGGGGGTAGTATAAATGGATTAGGGACTAATGTTATACCTGAAATTTCAGAAGATACTTCATTTAATATATCTGGTGATTATATACCTGAAGTTATAGTTCAAAATATAAGTACAGGTGAAGAAATTACTAGTTTATATACAGTAAAATTAAATGCTGCCGGTAATTATTTAACTATGTTTACTGATTGGGATGGAGATAATAATAGTCTAAGTAGTAATAATATATTCATATTATGTATAGGTAATAAAGATGTAGTAGATACTAGCGGAATTTGGTTACAAGTTGATTATCAAGTTGGTCAAAATCTTATTAAACAAGATGCAGATGGTAGTTTAATTTTTCATTATTATTTTGAAAGTTTATCAAATAATAATATTGTTGAAAATATTATACAACATATATTCCAATATGAAAATACAGATGGATATTATAAGTTATTACATTATGATAGCAATAATTATTTGACAGATAGAGATAATTCTATAAGTGTATACCTAAATACTAATCGTAGAGCGATAGGTAGTAGACCATTTTATATAGAAGTCTATGAAGATGAGATAAATAAAACAATAGAAGAATTAAATATTAATACTATCGAAGACGGTGTTTACGAAGCACCTGAGGGAACTGTATATAATAAGGTAAATCTAACTATTCCTAAACAAGAATATGTATTAGATTTAACTAAAAATGGTATTGTTCCTGGTAGTGATGCTATAAGCACTAGTGGAATAATTACACCTATTATTCCAGATGCTTATCTTATAAATAAAATTAGTGGTAAGGTTCTAATAAGTGATTTAACTATTGATATTGAATCTAATGGTACTGAAATATATAGGTCGCATGGATTTTATAATGATATTACAGTTAATACTAATGTTATGGATACTTATCTTTTTCCTAAAATAGAACTTTCTATTGGAGATATATATTGTGATGAAAATACTATAAGATTTGATGAGTCATATATTGAGGCTTGTATATATTATTCTAACATAGGTAATAATTTATTTTATTTATCTATTGATGGAACAAATTATAATCAATATACTAGTGGTGATGATTTTGAAATACCTATTAATTTAGGTAAATTTCTTAAACGAATTTATTATAAAATTAAGAACGTTGATACTAATAATTTTGGTCCTATTTGTGGTATAGATTTACCTATTGATACTATAATAATCAACGCTATTTCTGTTCCTAAATTTAATATTACTAAAATTAGTGATACTAGAATAGGAATTGCTCTTGAAAATATAGACTTTATAGATTATAATTTTGAATGTAACATTACTATAAATGATGAAAATTATACTATAAATGATATAGATAATACTCAGATTATTATAGATATTAAAGAACCTTATATTAATGTTGATTCTTATTTTTCAAAAACTACAAATAATATAGTACAAGAAGGAAAACATTCACAGTTTATTGTAGATGTTAATGCAGTTTCTACAATAGAGATTGTAGATATAGAATATAGAGATACTGCTTATGTTTATAGTAAAGTTCCTACTAAATATTATGGTGTATATCTTACATTATTAAAATTATTATCTGATAATGGAGAAACTCTTCTAAATGATTGTGCTAGTGCTTGTAAATCTAGTTCGCATAAACTTACTTCTTTATGGAATATGTTTAATGCTGCTTGTGGAGCATATCTTAATGATAATAAAAAATTAGCAGATGTTCTTATTAAGACAATAACTTCTCAATTAAATATTATGTATGATGAAAATTTCGATTTTCTACAACATAGAATATTTATTGGGAATTATACTCTTGGAAATAAGAATAATCCTAATGAGTTTAACACTGTTGATTTATATAAACTTACACCTACTGAATACGATGTATGCTCTGATGTTGAATTAACATTTACAATAAAACAAACTAGCGATATTCATTATATTATGTTACCTCCTGAACTTGACTTAAAATATGTTAGTTTTGGAGATACCATTAAAACTGTTCTATTTGATTCTGCAAATAATATAAATCTGTATAAGACAAGAAGTTGGCGTATGGCTGATAAAGATACAGATGGAACTATATATTGGTATTATTCTCCTGCCGGTGCTTTTAGTGATATGATAACTGTTGTATGTAAACATAAATAATATGACTGGTACAATTATAGGTAAACGATTGTTATTAAACGAAGTTGATAACGATGGTAATGTTTATCCTAATGTTGATATTCGTTATGGACCTTATACTTCTGTTGAAGAAGCAGTTCAAGCACTTACTGAAAATAATTGGTTAACTCCATTTCTTACAGTAGGTATTATAGATAAAGGTAATATCAAAGAATATTGGATAAACGCAAACAAAGAACTTGTTGATAAAAGTACTAATACAATAGTTAATAATATTATCAGTAAAGAGCAAAATGCAGAAGATAATAATACTGAACAACTTATCGAATCTATACAAACAAAATTAAATCTTATTGAAAGTAATTGTAAAGGTATTAACGATAGTATAGATATAGAAGGTATTAAAAATAATTTTAAGAATTTATTAAAAATGATAGATAATAATAAAATTGCTATTACGGTAGTAAACACAAATATAAATACAATTACTGATAAAATCCAACAAATAGAGAAATTTATTTATAATTATGATAGTTATACAAAAGAAGAATTAAATAGCAGATTTAATTCTTATAGAATGAGTGTTAATAATATAAATTCTGTTCTTACTAAACATGAAAAACTGCATGAAAAACGATTTGATGATATAATCAATCTTAGTAATAAAATAAATGATATAAACGAAAATATACATAATATAGAAGATATTATTGAAAAAAATAATAGTAAAATAACTCTTATAGAAAAAGATATTAAAGATATTAAATTTAATATTCAATATATAACTAATCTTTATAATTCTATTAAGGACGTTAATGAAAAAGTTAATAATTTTATAATAGATTATTCTAATAAGATTGATGAATTGAATACTAAAATGATAAGTAGTGTTAAAGATATTGTAAAAATTGAGAACGAATTATCTGATGTTAATTTTATTAAAAAAGATAATGTTCTAACTTGTAATTTACAATTAAGTAAATGTTATATACTTAATTGGCAGAATAATGATATTGATACAATTAAATTAATTGTAGGTAAGAATATAGGAAAATACAAATTTGAATATAATATTATAATTTATGGTAATAATTATAAACTATTATTTGATAATGTTATATTTAATAAAAATGATATTCCTATATTATTGAAAAATACTATAACAAGTATAACTATTGATAATGTAACTAAAATTGCAACTTATAAACAAATTAATAATAATTGATTTCGTTAAATGGAACCGATATTAAGTAAATTACAAGAAGGAGTAAAATATCCTCGTTTTGA